TCAGGAGGGAAGCCACGCCCCGCAGCCCTCGGAGACGAACCCCTCGCCGTCACGCACCGTCACCGTGACCCCCTGGGGCGCGAGCGAGACGAAGTCGTTGTCGATCGTTTCCCCCGCCCCTGTGGTGCGTTCCCAGTAGCAGTCGCTGACCCCGGCGGCACCGGGAGTGACGATCGTCGTGTACGTCCCGGCAGCGATGTCGACACCGACGGCGTACCGCCCGTCGTAGAAGCCCGTCTCCGCAAGCCGAAGCGCCGGGACGAACTCCGGGCAGAAGACCTCGATCGCGCTCGGGTCGCGACTGAACTCGTTCTCGATCAACGAACCCACGGAGGTTGCGGGGTCCGCGGCGTAGTTCGCTCGCAGGTTCTCGCAGAACGTGCGCCCGAGGTTGATCCCTGACTGGACGCCCCCGATCGACTCCTTGCCGCGGGACGCAGCCAGCGCGGTGTACGCCTCGTCCTCGATCTGCTCCTGGCTCTTGGTCGGGGTGGCCACGGGAGCCGGGGTGTGCGCCGCCCGCGACGGGGTCGCAGACGGCGTGGCCGTCGCCTCCGCGGTCGGGCTCGACGGCGTCGCCCGAGCCTCGCCAACGGTCGCTTCACTACATCCGGCGAGCGCAATCAGCACGGTCGCCACCGCTAGGCCAGCCCATCGCTGCATCACGACGACCCCCTGAGTCGAGTCTTGTCGCGGAGCCGCACGACTCGCGCGAGCGCCTGCGGCGCGTACTCCCAGGCATCGGCGCTTCCTGTGAGCGAGTTGAGGACCTGGCAGTACCGGGTGGCCGAGACGTCGAGCTCGGCGCGGATCGCCGCCTCCTTCGTTGCCGCGTACCGCCAGCTCCTGCGCTCGAGGTCCAGGACTGCCCGATCCCGGTCAGTCAGGGCGCTCACTCCCCCACCGCCCGCAGGTGCCGCTGCCGAACGACTCCGACCTGCGCGAGGTAGTCACGCCGCCAGAGATCGACTAGCCGTGCCGTGACGTTCAGCTCGCGCGCGAGCGCGCCGGCGTGGCCGCCGACGAGCGCCTCGGCTTCGGCGTAGGCCTCGGGGCTGATGAGCAGGCGCGCGGCGTAGGTGTCGGCCTGGCGTTCGTCGCGGCCCTGGTCGTGGTCTCTGGTCCAGTCGTGGCCGTGTGCCCAGTGCCCGCACTCATGGGCGACCGCGGCCCGCTGTAACACCAACGGCCGGCGCGGGTTCACGAACACGAGGCCCGAGGAGTGCAGCTCCGCGGTGCGCCGACCGAGGTCGGCGTACTTGATGCGCAGCCCGAGCTGGCCTGCGTGTTCGATCAGGTCCTCCACGTCGACCCCCTTCTTCCTGTCCTGGCAGGAGTCTGGGGCACACCACTGACACGCTGACCAGCGGAAACGCTTCCCGTGGAACGACACGCGTGTCGTTCCGCAGGTCACGGGTCGATCTGCTGGGCCTCGATCTCCTCGGAGTCGTCGCGGTCCATGGCAGCGAGGACGTAGTCCGCCGGGTCGACGCCGGCGGCGATCCCTGCGGCCGCGGCCCGCAGGTCTGCGACGGTCCTCTTGCCGTCGAGCTCGCGGAGGAGCATGAGGGCCGCGCGATCCTCCTCGGACAACTGCCCAAGCGCCGGGGCTTCCCCGGCCACCTTGGTGGCGGCGGGCTGCTCAGCATCGCCCTCACCTTCCTCTCGGTCGCGTCCTAGCCGGCGTGCGATGAGGTCGAGCAGTTCAGCGTCGCTCGGATCCTCGTGCCGGGTGATCGTGACCTGGGCGTGCGCCTCTTCCTCGGTGAGGAAACCAGCGGCGACGAACGCCTCGAGCACGGGACGGCGATACGCCCTCGCGAACGCACCGACGCTCTCCGGGCGCGGGACGCTCGTGCGCCACCGGCCAACCGAAGACGACGTCAGATCGACGCGCCTGGCGATCCGCTCTTGCGTCTCGCCGTGCGCGGTGGTCTCGACGTACTGCCACCAGGTCATGGCCGAGAGGTTGTCAGTCATGGCGCTCCGCTGGGTCGGACGAATCGGTCTTGCGTGCACGCAAGCCCTTCGGTGCCCAAGTTACACCGGCTGTGTTTCCGCAGGTCAGGTGCTTTGCGTTCACCCAGGCGGCCACGCGTTACCAAACCGTGACCTTTCGAGATTGCGTGCACGCAGTGCGTTGCGTATGGTTCATGCTGTCGCCGCAAGACAGCAGGTCAGCGGCCTACACAAGTGAAGGGAGGCTCCATGACCGCGACGCTCCGACTCCGCGCCGAGCAGCTCGCGAAGTACCGCAAGCTCGCCGGAATCACGACCGACGACGCCCTCGCCAAGCGCATGGGAGTCGACCCGGCCACGGTCTCGCGGGTCCTCCGCGGCAAGCAGGAGCCGGGCTCCAAGTTCATCGCCGCGCTCGTCGCGGCGTTCCCCGGCATGGACCTCGATGACCTGTTCGAGGTCGTCGCCGAGAAGGCGGTCGCATGATGTCCGCCACCGACCACGCCCGCCCGCGACGCGCCTGGGGCGCCGCCGCCCCGCAGCACGCCGACCGCGCCCCCCAGCACCAGCCGAAGCCCGCAGCGCGCCGCACGGGCACGCGTCGCGCCGTCGTGCTCGCAGCCCTCCGGGAGGGACGGTGAGCGCCGCGGCCCTGTTCGACGAGATCGACGCGGTCGCGACGGACTGGCGTCCGTCCCGGGTGGAGTCCCGAGAGGCCGTGCGAGTGGCGATCATGCGCGCCGCGAACGAGCACGGCGGGCTCGTGCACGCCGCGGACGTCCGGCCGCTCCTGCCGACGTGGGTGAACACCGCGCAGATCGGTGCGGTCACGTGCCGTCTGGTCCGCGCCGGGTACCTCACCCCGACCGGCCGGTACCGCCCGAACGGCAAGGGCGGCGACGCCCGCAACCGCCAGAAGCGGTCCGAGGTCCGCCGCCTCGCCCGCCCGATCCCGAAGGAGGCCGTCGCGTGAAGAGCTCCCTCGCCTCGCTCGCGCCGATCTCGGTCGACTACCACGGCGCCGCGGAGATGACCGGTCACTCGGTTGACGTGATCCGCCGCGCGGTCCGGGCCGGGGATCTGGTGCCCCGGTACCCAACGTCGAAGCCGGTCCTCCTCGTCGAGGACCTCCGGGCGTGGGTCACGCGGTCCCCGACCGAGATCAAGAAGCCGGCCTGACGGCCAACCCCCAGACACGACGAAGCCCGACCTCGCTCACCTCCCACAGCGACGAGACCGGGCTCCGACTACAACGAAAGCGAGTGTACCGATGGACCCCACGAACGTCCCCTACGACGAGGCGGAGCGGCAGCGCCGCGAGTCCGACAACCCCCAGCCTGACCCGACGGGCATCCTCGCCCGTCTCACGCAGGCCGTCGCCCTGGTGCGCCGCGTGGGCGCCGCACGGGTCGACTCCGTCGCCATCTACTCCGACGTGATCCTCCACCCGACCAACGACGAGGACGGGCACGCGATCGCCAGCGAGCTCGGCCTCACGGCCGTGCGGTCTCTGTCGAGCGCCGTCTACTACAGCGGCAAGGCCGCCGGGTGGCCGTGCAGCGTGCTCGCGTCGCAGGTCGAGACGTTCGAGCACGTGGTGTTCCTCGACTCGAACCCGGCGGGCGAGCCGGGCGGCGTGTCGTTCGACGAGTACCTGACGCGGGAGGCCGCGACGGAGGCCGCCCGGGGCTCTTACGGGCAGGTCCGCTGGGAGCCCTCGGGCGCCGACGAGTTCACGTTCACCGACCGCAACGGCCGCCGCGGCTACGTCGTGGTCCGCCCGCACGAGGCGGTGGCGTGATGGACCGCCCGACCGCCATCCGCCGAACCGGTCCCGCCGGTCACCTCGACCGCGCCGCCGAGCGCGCCGGCCAGGCCGCGTCCCGCACGGCCCGTCGCATCTGGGACCCGCTGATCGACCGGCACGTCGCCGAGGCCGACCGGGTCACCCCGCCGCGCGACACCACGCCCGCCGACGGTGAGACCGGGGTCGCGATGACCCTCGCCGCGTGGGGGTCGCTGATCGCCTACGGGCTGCTCATGGGCCTCGTGATCTTCGTGTGGGGTGCCCGATGAGCACCACGATCCAGCCGCCGTTCACGCTCTACACCCTCCGGGTCGTCAAGGACTCGATGGGCAGCCCCCGTCAGCCGGCCGTCGTGATCGTGCAGGAGGAGGTCCCGGACGGGCGGTGGCTCGCCAACCACGTCCTCACCCCGGAGCAGGCCGCGGCCCTCGCGGCCGACCTGAACTCCGCGGCCGGCCTCCCGGCGTCGCACGGGTCGGCGTTCTCCACCGACTCGCACACGGGGCCTGCGCAGGCATGCCCGGCGTGCACGATGCCGCCCGTCCCGACGGTCACCGCCGTGCAGCGCGACATCCTCGCCCGCCGGTTCCTGGCACAGGTCGTCGGTGAGGAGCACGTGGCGTTCTACGAGCACCACGGCGAGGGCGACGCCGAGTGGTCGACGTCCCCGCGCTGGGCCGAGGCCCAGGCGACCGCCGACGCCACGCTCGCGGACCTCGGGATCGAGGTCCGGTCGTGAGCGCGCAGACGGTCGCGACGGTGCCCGCCGTGTCAGCGATCGACCAGGTGACGGGCACGGCCCTGCGGTTCGGCCTGACCCCGCTGGTCGCAGACCAGTGGTGCGTGTGCGTGTGCACCGACGGCCGGCACCGCGAGCACGACCTCGTGACCGACCCCGTGTGGGCCGACGGCGGATACATCGACCAGGTCCCGTGGCGCCCCACCCGCGCGAAGGCCGCCCGGGACCTCCTGCTCACCGACGGACCCGACAAGCACCGCGTGGTCCGCCGGGCCCGGGTCATCTACGACGCCATCGAGGAGGACCTGTGAGCACCGACAGCCCTCGGGTAGTCCGGGTCCGGCTCCACATCGACACGCACGAGTTCGTCGCCGCGATGCGCCGGGTGGCCCGGGCCGCTGCGGCGAGCAGACGCGACATCGACCGACTCGCGCGCCGGATCCGCCGACACCGCACCCACGTCATCGAGTCCCCGCGCGGCAGCGCGATGCACGCCGCGTACCGCGCCAAGACGAAGCGGAGGAACCGCCGGTGACCGCCACCTTCGCCCGGCACGTCGCCCTGCGTGAGGAGCGCGAGCTCGCGCGCATCGAGGCCCAGCAGGAGCAGGACCTCAACGACCTGGCCGACGACCTCTGGGACGCCGAGCCGTACGACCCCTTCGGCTCGGACGAGGCGCCCGAGCCCGACTACTACGGAGACGCAGCGTGAAGATCATCGAGCTCACCGCGGAGAACGTGAAGCGGCTCCGCGCCATCGACATCACCCCCGACGAGCACCTGCAGGTCGTCGCCGGCCGCAACGCCCAGGGCAAGACCAGCGTCCTCGACGCGATCTGGCTGGCGCTCGGCGGCGGGACCGCGTCCAAGGCCACGGCCCGCCCGATCCGCGACGGCGAGGACACCGCCCGGGTGCGCCTCGACCTCGGCGACCTCGTCGTCACCCGGACCTGGACCGGCGACAAGACCACCCTCCGGGTCGAGTCCTCCGACGGCGCCCGCTACTCGTCCCCCCAGGGCGTCCTGGACGCCCTCGTCGGGCGCCTCTCGTTCGACCCGCTGGCGTTCACCCACCTGTCGGCGCGCGACCAGGTCGGCGCGCTCCTCGACATCGTGGACCTGCCGTTCGACCCGGCCGCCCTCGACCGGCGCCGCGCGGACCTGTTCGAGGATCGCACCCGCATCGGCCGCGACGGCAAGGCCGCCGAGGGCCCCGACCTCGGCGTCATCGAGTCCCGGATGGCGACCGTCGACGAGACGAACGCCGCGGTGCGCGCGAAGGCCGAGCGGGCGCGCGTCGCCGCGGCCGTCGCCGACCACCGCGCCCGGTACGACGCGAAGACCGCTGAGATCGACGCCCTCGACCAGGAGAAGGCCGACGGCCTCGCTGCGGCGACGTTCCCGATCGCCAGCCTCGGCTTCGACGAGCAGGGTGTCACCTACCAGGGCGTGCCGTTCTCGCAGGCGTCGTCTGCCGAGCAGATCCGCGTCTCCCTCGCGATGGCGATGGCCCTCAACCCGGACCTCCGGGTCATCCGGATCCTCGACGGGTCGCTCCTCGACGCCGACAACCTCGCGCTCATCGGCGAGATGGCGCGCGAGCACGACTACCAGGTGTGGGTCGAGCGCGTCGGCAACGGCGACGGCGTCGGCGTCGTCATCGAGGACGGGGCGGTGGCCCGATGACCGCCTCCGCCCTCACCCCCGGCACCCCGGAGTGGCGCCGCGTCGTCACCGCGTCGAAGGTCGCGGCGATCCTCGGGGTCTCCCCCTACGAGTCCCCCCGGTCGCTCTGGCACCTCATGCGCGGCGATGTCGTCCCGCCGTCCGAGGCGACCGCGGTGCAGTCCCGGGGGCACTACCTCGAGCCCGCGATCATCGCGTGGTGGCGTGACCGCCACCCCGAGTACACGACTGTCACCACCGGCGAGTACATCCAGCGCCCGGACCTGCCGTGGGCTGGCGTGAACCTCGACGCCGTCGCGCACGGCGTCAGCGAGGGCGTGCCGACCGCGGTCGTCGAGGCGAAGTCGTCCGACAAGGACGACGAGTGGGGCACCCCGGGCACGGACGAGATCCCCGCCTACTACGCCGCGCAGGTCATCTGGGCCATGCACATCCTCGGGGCCCGGATCGCCTACGTCCCGATCATCACCAGCCACCTGGAGTTCCGGGAGTACGTCGTCCACTACGACGCCGAACTCGCCGCGGACATCGAGGCCCGGTGCGCCGAGTTCTACGCGTCCCTCGCCGCGGACGCCCCGCCGCCGCTCGACGACCACGTCGCAACGTACGAGTCCCTGCGCCGCATCCACCCGGACATCGAGGACGGCACCGAGGTCGAGCTCGACCCCGCGACCGCCCGCGAGTTCGTCGAGGCGACCCGGGACCTCAAGGCCGCCACGGCCCGCGCGACCGGCGCGAAGTCCGCACTCCTCGACGCCCTCGGCCGCTCGAAGCGCGCCGTGTGCGGCGGGCAGGTCATCGCCCAGCGGCAGAACACCGCCGCCGGCGTCCCCGCGCTCTACCCCGCCCGCAAGGCCGTCGACCTCGACGCCCTGCCCGCGGCGATCAAGGGGGCAGCAGCGTGAGCGAGCGGTGGCAAGCGATCCCCGGGTGGGAGGGCTACTACCAGGTCAGCGACCTCGGGCGCGTGAAGTCCCTCGCCCGGTCCGTCCCTGGCCGCCCCGGCGTCCTCATCAACAAGCGCGAGCGGCAGCTCACGCCCTCGGTGAAGACGGACGGCTACCACGTGGTGGCGCTCTGCCTGGACAACGAGCGCCTCATCCAGCCCGTACACCGGCTCGTGCTGCTCGCCTTCGTCGGGCCCTGCCCCGCGGGCATGGAGGGGTGCCACGGCGACGGCGACAAGTCGAACAACACCCTCGCGAACCTCCGGTGGGACACGCGGTCCCAGAACACCTTCGACAAGGTCCGCCACGGCGCACACCCCAGCGCCCGCAAGACGACGTGCCCGCGTGGGCACGCCTACGACCAGGTCAACACGTACATCAGCCCGTCCGGCGGCCGGCAGTGCCGCACATGCAGGCGTGCCGCCAAGGCCCTGCGTCGATCCCACGAGAGGACAGCAGCATGAGCACCGACATCGCGGTCAGGGAGACGCCCCACGCGTCGCTCACCGAGAAGATGGAGTACGCCAAGGCGATGGCGCACAGCAGTCTGCTGCCGCGCCAGTACCAGGGCAACCCGGCGAACCTGCTCTTCGCGCTCGAGTACGCCGATGCGCTCGGCGTCGCCCCGATCAACGCGATCACGTCGATCCACGTGATCGAGGGGAAGCCCACGGCCTCGGCGGACCTGATCGCCGGTCTCGTGCGCCGCGCCGGGCACCGCCTGCGCGTCACGGGCGACGACGACAAGGCCGTCGCGCAGATCATCCGAGCCGACGACCCCGACTTCACCTACGAGGCCGTGTGGACCAAGGCCCGCGCCCAGCAGGCAGGGCTCACCGGCAAGGGCGTGTGGAAGGCGTACCCCGGCGCGATGCTCCGCTCGCGCGCGATCACCGAGGTCGCACGCATGGCCGCGTCCGACGCGCTGTTCGGGTGCGTCTACACACCGGAGGAGTTGGGCGCCGAGGTCGACGGCGACGGCACGATCACCGCCACCGCGGTCCAGCAGCCGACCGAGCGGTCCGGCACCGGCCGCCTCCGCGCGGCGATCGCCCCGGCCCCCGCGCCGGAGCCGGAGCCCGCGGCCGCCGAGCCGGCGCCGCCCACCGGGGAGGTCCACGACGCCGAGACCGTCGAGCGGCCCGCCGAGGGCCTGACCGCGGCGCAGAACCGGAAGATCCACGCCCTGTTCCGGGACCTCGGGATGGCCGACGACGAGCACCGGCAGCGCGCGGGCATGTCCCGGGCGCTCAACCGCGAGGTCACGTCCCGCAAGGACCTGTCGAAGGCCGACGCGGCGTTCATCATCGAGTCCCTGGAGATCCGGCTGGCCCAGCAGCAGGAGCAGCCGAAGCCCGCGGACGACGTCGAGTGGCCCGAGGTCGCGCAGCCCGCCGGCGGTGTGGCGTGAGCACCGCGACGACCGCGCCCGCCTTCACCGCGGCGGACCTCGACGCGCTGCCCGAGGGTGATGCCGCCGTGCGGACCCTCGGCGGGATCTGGACGAAGGGCGACGGCGAGAACTGGCACCGCGCCCAGCGCGACGGCCGCCAGAAGGTCTGGCCGTCGTCGAAGCTCGCGCCGCTCGTCACCGAGGTCATCTGGCCGCGGCCCGCCGCAGCCTCGGACGGCTGTCCGTCGTGCGGCGCCGAGGTCGTCGAGGCCATCGCGTCCGCCCCCGGGTTCTCCGGCGTCGAGTACCCGACCTGCGGCGATGGCTGCGGCTGGGTCGGTGAGCCGTGAGCACCCCGTGGTGGGACGGCCCACTCGTCGGGTTCGACCTCGAGACCACCGGGCCCGACCCCGAGACCGCCCAGATCGTCACGGCGTGCGTCGTCGAGACCCTGGCCCGGGGGGGCACTGACTCGCTGACGTGGCTCGCCGACCCCGGGGTCGAGATCTCCGAGGGCGCCGTCGCCGTGCACGGCATCACCACCGAGCAGGCCCGCGCAGAGGGCCGCCCGGCCCGGGACGTCATCGGCGAGATCCTCGACGAACTCCGGCGACTCACCGCCGAGTACGGCCGCCCGCTGGTGGCGTTCAACGCGGTGTTCGACTTCACGGTCCTGGACCGCGAGGCGCGCCGCCACGGCCTCACGCCCCTGGACCCGGAGCCGGTGATCGACCCGTTCGTCCTCGACAAGCAGGCCGACCGGTACCGCCGCGGCAGCCGGAAGCTCGTCGACGTCGCCCGGCACTACGGCGTCGACCTGACCGACGCGCACACCGCGGACGCCGACGCCCTCGCCGCCGTGCAGGTCGCCCGGGCGATCGGCCGCCAGCACCAGCCGCCGGCCGACGCCCACCACCTGCACCTCGGGCAGATCCACTGGCGCCGCGAGCAGTGCGAGTCCCTCCAGGACTTCCTGCGGCGCACGAAGGACCAGAAGGCCATCGTCGACCCGACGTGGCCCGTCCACCCCTACCGGAAGGAGGCCGCCGCATGAGCCCGACCTACGCCTCCGGCACGGACGTCTCGTCGGACCGCTCGCGCGCGGAGATCGAGCGGACGCTCGCGCGGTACGGCGCCGACCAGTTCGCGTACATGTCGTCGAGGGAGCGCGCGGTCGTGGCGTTCGTGGTCGACGGCCGGCAGGTGCGGTTCGTCCTGGCGTTGCCCGACCGGCAGGCGCGCGAGTTCACGCACCACTCCCGCGGGGCCCGCACGGCGGCCGCCGCGGAGAACGCCTACGAGCAGGCGGTTCGTCAGCGGTGGCGTGCGCTCGCGCTCGTCGTGAAGGCGAAGCTCGAGGCTGTCGACGCCGGGATCGTGACGTTCGAGCAGGAGTTCCTCGCGCACATGGTGCTCCCCGGCGGGGAGTCCGTGTTCGACACGGTCGCGCCGGCCATCGAGCACGCCTACGCCACAGGTGACGTCGCGCCGCTGCTGCAGATCACGGGTGGTGCGTCGTGAGGACATTCCCCGCCCGCTTCCCGGGTCGGTGCGCCGCGGACTGCGGGACGCGAATCGCGGAGGGCGACGACGTGACCTACGTCGACGACCAGCTCGTGCACGCCGAGTGCGCGGACCGCGACCGGCCGGCCTGCGGGCTCGGCCCGATGCCGGAGCCCCGCGCGGTGCACGTCTGCCCCGAGTGCCACCTCGTGCAGCCCTGCGACTGCACCTGACCCCCTACCCCCGCGGCTGCCCCGCCGCCTCAACCGCCAAGAAGAACCGGCGGGGCAGCCCTCCCGAACCATCGAGAGGAGCCGGACCATGTCCGACCCGAGCACGACCGTACCCATCGACCCGCGTGTCGCCGACGGCTTCCACCGTCGGGACGCCCTGGCGTTCGTCCTGCGGGGCGTCCTGATCGCCGTGATGGTCCTCGCGATCGGCGGCGTGACCCTCGCGCTGCGGGCGTCCGCGACCGAGCCGGGCCGCACCACCTACACCGCCTCGGCGACCGAGCTCGTCGTCACGTACGGCGCCGGCGCGGACTCGATCGACGTGAACGTCCGCTACCCCGACGGCACGACGACGAACTACCACCCGAACCGGGCGGCCGCTGTCGGTGAGGTCCTGACCCTGCCGTTGACCGGTCTGCCCGCGTGGGTGCAGGTCCACTCCACGGACTGCCACCTCGGGGAGCCCGACTCCCCCGGCTACGGCACCGACTGCCGCTTCGTCGAGGAGGACCCGTGCCCGACCGAGACCACGCCCGCCGGACCCGAGCCCTCGCCGAGCTCGCCGCCCTCGCAGACGCCCGTGACGCCGAGCGAGCCCGAGCCGACCGAGACCGCCGGGCCGACACCCTCGACCCCGACGCCGTACCCGACGGACACGTCGATGTCGTCCCCTTCGCCTACCACCGAACCGTCACCGGGACCGTCGGACGACCCGTCAACGACGCCGACCGCACCGCCGGTGAGCACGGACCCGGACGACCCGACCGCACCTGAGCCGCCGTTCGACGGCACCAACGGGGACCCCTCCGACTGGCCCGAGGACTACAACCAGGGCGACGACGAGCCGGTCTACACGTCCGACGTCTCCGCGGTCGACGAGCGCGCCGCAACCGCTTCCCCGAGCGCCCTCGCCGCGACCGGCAGCCCGGCGGGGCTCGTCACCGCCGCGGCGCTCACCCTCGTCGCGCTCGGTGCCGTGCTGCTCGCCGCCCGGAAGGAGCGGCGGCGATGACCACCCTGGCCGACTGGCTGACCGCCGCGAAGGCCCGCTCCGACGACGCCACCGACGGGCCGTGGACCGTCAACCTCGGCGCCGCCGACCTCCCGTGGGTCATGTCCCCGCACTTCGACGACATCGACGACGTGGTGGTGGTCGCGGACTCCACGTCAACGTCTGACGCCCGGTTCATCGCCGCGTCCCGCACGGAGCACCCGGCCATGGCCGACGCACTCCTCGCCGTCCTCGCCCTGCACCAGCCGGAGCCGTGGGAACTCGACGCGTTCGAGCACAGCAGCTCCGGTGTCGGGTGCTCGGGCTGTGCGTGCAGCTCGTGCGGAGACGTCGAGGCGTCGGGTACGTACCCGTGCCCGACGGTCCAGGCCATCGCGACCGCGCTGGGGGTGACCCCGTGAGCGCCGCTCGGCTGCCCCTGGGTCAGCCGGTCACCTTCGACTGGTGGGACCAGCTCACCAGGGGTGACGAGAACACCAGGCCGGGCGACCTGCACGGTGACTTCCGCAGAGGGTGGCGCGTCTTCCGCCAGCGGTTCGGGCACACGATCGCACCACGGCCCATGACCGGCGTCGTGACCGGCTACCGCTCCCTCCGCAACGGCGTCACCCGGGTCTACGGCCACGACGAGCCCTCCGTGTTCCTGGCGGACGGCACCGTCCCCGCGGTCCTGGTCGTCGTGGACCTGAACACCAACCCGCTGCGCCTGCGGCCCGAGGACGTCACAGCGGTGACCTCGTGATCCGCGACCCGTACCCGACCTGGCACCGCGCGCTCTACGCCGACCAGCTCCCGCCCGCACCCGCCGGGCCCCTCACCCGACTCCGGCGCGCCCTGAGGGTGCTGCGCCACCACCGAAAGGCCACCCGACCATGACCACCAGCACCGGCAGGCTGACCGTCAACGCCGCCGACCTCAAGACCGCCGCCGCATGGGCGGCCCGCATCCTCCCGGCCCGGCCCGCCGTGCCCGTGCTCGGCGCCCTCGTCCTCAACGCCACCGACGGACTCCTGTCCCTGTCGGCGTTCGACTTCGAGACCTACGGGTCCATCGGCCTCCCGGTCGCCGGCGGGTTCGACACCGATGTCCTCGTCCACGGCCGGATGTTCGCCGACGCCGCCGCACGCCTCACCGGCGTCGTCCAGGCCGAGATCACCGGCGGCGACCTCGTCCTCACCGCCGGACGCACCACCATCCGCGTCCGCACCCTCCCCGGCCACGAGTACCCCGAAGTGCCCCCCGCCGCCGCCACGCTCGGCAGCATCGACGCCGACACCCTCGCCGGCGTCATCCACGCCGCCGCGGTCTGCGCCGCCCGCGACCAGGAGAAGCTCCCGCACCTCACCCGCCTCCGGCTGACCGCATCCGACGGGGACCTCACCGCGTGGGCGTCCGACCGGTACCGGGCCGCCCAGGTCCACGCCCCCTGGGGAGGGCGGGCGTTCGACGTGCTGATCAACGCCGGGGCGGTCGCCGCCGCCACCAAGGGCCTCACCGGCAGCATCGAGGTCGGCGTCGACGAGCACCGGCTCACCCTCACCGCAGCCGACCGCACGACCACCGTCACTCTCTCCCAGGGTGGCGACTGGCCCGACCTCCCCCGCCTGTGGTCCGACCGCGGCGGCAGCGTCACCGTCGCCCGCGATGACCTGACCGACGCGATCACCACCGCCAGGCTCGCCGCCGACGGCACCACCCCGACCGTCGTCATCGACGTCACCGAGAACGCGGTCACCGTCGGCGCCGCCGCCGACCGCGGCCAGGCGTCCACCACGCTCGACGCCGACGGCGACCTCACCGTCCAGTGGGTCGTGAACGCCGCCTACCTCTCCGAGGTCCTGGGCGTCCTCGACGGCCCGCGCGTGCTGTTCGCCGCCGACCCGACCGTCCCCGCCACCCGACCCATCGAGGTCCGAGGCGCCGACGCCCAGGGCGAGCCCGCCGACGACACGACGTACCTCGTCATCCCGATCCGGCCTGGGGTCCGGCGATGACCGTCCTCGGACGCTGGCGCGTCCCCTACACCACCGACGCGACCCGCGGGTTCCTCGTCGTCACCGCCACCAGCCGCGAGGACGCCATCAATGCCGCGATCGAGGCGCACCGGGGCAGTCGGCAGCTCCGCGGCCAGAACGGCGACCTGCGCAGCCGCATCCGCCTGACCCCGCCGCAGCGCGCCGCCATCCAGTACGGCGAGCCCCAGCAGCTCGCCGCCCAGCCAACCCAGGCAGGTGCTGCATGACCACCATCCCCATGACCGTGGCCGACCTCACCGACGCGCTCAGCACCGTGCCCGACAGCGCCCGGGTGTTCGTCCTCTCGCCGGTCCGCAGCGCCAGGACCGCCCTGGACTTCCCCGGCACCACCGCCGGCCAGCCCGTCACCGGGCTCATCGTCCGCGGTGGCGACGTCTACATCGAGACCGGGGAGGCCGAGCGATGACCGGCTACGAGGAGTTCCTCGCGCGCAAGATCACCGACGCCCCGTCGGATGGCGTCGCCATCGACCCGGCGGCCCTGCACCCGTTCCTGCACGACTGGCAGCGGGACGTCGTGTCGTGGGCCCTGCGGGTCGGGCGCGCCGCGATCTGGGCGGACACCGGCCTCGGCAAGACCGTCATGCAGATCGAGTGGGCGCGGTGGATCGGCGGGACGGTGCTCGTCGTCGCACCCCTCGGCGTCTGCCAGCAGACCGTCCGCGAGGCCGAGCGCCGACTCGGGATCGCCGCCCAGTACGTCCGCCACGGCGAGCAGATCACCGGGCCCGGGGTGTGGGTCACGAACTACGAGATGGTCGAGCACTTCGACCCCACCCGGCTCAACGGCGTCGTCCTCGACGAGGCGTCGATCCTCAAGCAGTCCGACGGCCGCACCCGCACCCGACTCATCCGGCACTTCGCCAGCGTCCCGTTCCGGCTCGCGTGCACCGCCACCCCGGCACCCAACGACCCCGAGGAGCTCACCAACCAGGCGGAGTTCCTCGGGCAGATGACCCGCGTCAACATGCTGGCCGCGTACTTCGTGCACGACGCCGACGGGTGGCGACCGAAGGGACACGCCCGCGCGCCGATGCTCCGGTGGATGGCGTCCTGGGCTCTGGCCCTGCGCCGGCCGTCCGACATCGGCGGCGACGACACCGGCTACGACCTCCCCGGCCTCGACGTCATCCCCGAGGTCCTGCCCGTCGACGTCGTCCCCGACGGGCAGCTCTTCGCGACCGACCTCGGCGGAGTCGGCGGCCGTGCGGCCGTCCGGCGGGCCACGCTCGACGCTCGCGTGCGACGCACCGTCGACCTCGTCACCGCCGAGCCGGACGAGCCGTGGGTGCTGTGGTGCGGCCTGAACGACGAAGCCGACGCCCTCGCCGCGGCGATCCCCGGCGCGGTCAACGTGCGCGGCGCCATGACCCCCGAGGAGAAGGCCGATCGGCTGCTCGGGTTCGCCGACGGGGACTTCCAGGTCCTCATCACCAAACCGTCCATGGCCTCGCTCGGCCTGAACTGGCAGCACTGCGCGCGCATGGCGTTCGTCGGGCTCAACGACTCCTACGAGTCGTACTACCAGGCCATCCGTCGCTGCCACCGCTACGGCCAGACCCGCCGCGTCCACGCCCACGTCGTGGTCTCCGCACTCGAGTCCCAGATCGCCGACAACGTCGCCCGCAAGGAACGCGAGGCCGACCGCACCCACTCCGCGCTCATCGCCGAGATGCAGCGCGCCCGCACCGAGAGGACCGCGGCATGACCGCCGACCCGTACATCACCGACGACGCCCACGGCGACACCTGGCACCTCATGCTCGGGGACTCCTGCGAGCGTCTCGCCGAGATCCCCGACGAGTCCGTCGACCTGTCCGTCTGCTCCCCGCCGTTCGACTCGCTGTACACGTACAGCCCGTCCCCGCGCGACCTCGGGAACAGCGCCACGCGCGCCGAGTTCCTCGACCACTACCGGTTCATCGTCGCCGAGCAGCTCCGGGTCACGAAGCCCGGGCGGAACGCCGTGATCCACGTCCAGCAGATCGCCACGAAGAAGGCCGTCGTCGGGTACGCCGGCCTCGCGGACTTCCGGGGCGACGTCATCCGGCTGTTCCAGGAGGTCGGGTGGATCTTCTACGGCGAGACCACCGTGTGGAAGGACCCGCAGGCCCAGTCGATCCGCCTCAAGGTTCACGCCCTGGCGTTCCAGACGAAGAACCGCGACTCCGCGGCGTCCCGACCAGCCCTGGCCGACTACGTCCTGATCTTCAAGAAGCCCGGCGACAACGCCGTGCCGGTCCGGCACGAGGCGCGCGTCGGGGAGGTCACGAACGACGACTGGATCGACTGGGCGTCCCCCGTCTGGACCGACCACACGGACGGCGGGTGGCTCACCGACGACGGGCACCTGTCGCCCGTGTGGTTCGGGATCAAGGAGACCGACACCCTCAACGTCCGGGTCGCCCGCGAGGAGGCCGACGAACGGCACATCGCACCGCTGCAGCTCGGGCTCATCGACCGGGTCGTGCGCCTCTGGTCGAACCCGGGCGAGACCGTCCTCACCCCGTTCGCCGGCATCGGGTCCGAGGTCTACACCGCCGTCCGGCTCGGGCGCCGCGGCGTCGGCATCGAGCTGAAGGCGTCGTACTGGCGCACCGCCGTCGACAACCTGCGGCGCCTCGACGACGAGATGGCCGCCAACACCCTCTTCGGCAGCCCGGAGGTGACGGCGTGATCCCCACGACCACGGACCTGCCCGGCACGTACATCTCCACGGTCCCGCTCTTCGACACCCCGACCGTCCGCGCCGCGGCGCTCACCGCCGCCGAGCACGCCCACGACACCGACGAAGCCCGGATCTTCCTCGCGCAGCTCGGGCTGTGCGGGCAGCAGCTCCGACCACAGGTCGTGCCCCTCGCGTGCGGGCACCCCTCCACCGAGGGCACCCGGCACGGCACCCGCAAGGGCGTGGTCTGCCGGGCGTGCAGCCAGGAGCGCGACCGCACCCGCAACGACCAGAAGGACGCAGCATGAGCCACGGAGTGCAGCCCGTGCCGTGCCGGCACCCGCGGGCCCGGCACCAGCACGGCACCTACCTCGCGCACGACAAGGACGGATGCCACTGCTCGGCGTGCGTCACCGCGGCCCGGCGCCACGCCAAGCAGCAGGCGTACCGCACCGCAACTGGCACCTCGTCCTACGTCCCCGCCGACCGCACCCGCAGTCACGTGCGTGCCCTGCTCGACAGCCTCACCGTCGGCCAGATCGAGCGCCGCTCGGGCGTGAACCGCACGGCCATCCGCGTCCTGATCGGCGACTTCCCCGGGCGGCCCCCGGCCAAGCGGATCACCCGCACCACCGAGGCGGCGCTGATGGCGGTCACCGCACAACGGGTCGGCGACGAGAGCGACGGACTCGTCGACGCCGCAGGCACCCGACGCCGTCTCCGGGCGCTCGTCGCCCTGGGGTGGCCGCTGAAGCACCTGCATCTCCGCCTCGGGTGCTCGACCCGCACCGTGTGGCTTCTGGCCGGGTCGACCGCCTCGGATGAGGCCGCCCTGGTGAACGTCCGCACGCGGGACGCCGTCCGCCGCCTGTACGACGACCTGTCGCTGAGCGTCCCCTCGCCCGGACGTGCGACCACTCGCGCCCGGAACATCGCCTCGGCGCGCGGGTGGCCGCCGCCCCTGGCATGGGACGACGACGACATCGACGACCCTGCCGCGGCGCCGGCCACTGGCCCAACCACGGAGGCCGTCGTCGACCACGTCGCCGTCGAGCTCGCTGTGGAAAAGGGAGGGGTGCGGCTCAACCGTGAGGAGCGGCTCCTGGCGGTCGACCGGCTCGCACGAGCCGGGCTCTCCGACTCCGCGATCGCCGAGAGGGTCGGCGCCACCGCCAAGACCATCCTGCGCGACCGCCAGGACCTCGGCGTCACCTCCCGGTGGCAGGTCGCATCGTGACCGCCCTGACGCGCCGTGAGCAGTGCCTGCTGCTCGACATCCTCGGCCCGGGCTGGATGCTCGCGAGGATGCTGCTCGACGACGCCGGCATCGACCACGTCAGGACGAGCTGGCTCAGTGGCCACCTGCGCGCGGTCCGCTCCGACATCGCCGACGACGGCCGCAACTTCTTCCAGGTCGGTAAGCGGGGTGTCGCTCTCGGACACATCGAACGCGACCCCGTCGGGTTCGTCCCCGCGGAGGTCATCACGTGGGCCAGCATCCGAGCGCACCGAGCGACCCTCCCGGCGGCGGTGCTCGATGCGATCCGCGAGGCGCACGACGCCGCGCTTGAGCACCAGCGCGCCTACCCGACATTCCAGCATCCCGCCGCACCCGAGGAGTTCGCGGACGCGCACATCGCCTTCCACCGCGACGTCGTCGAGCCGTGGGCCGTCGAGCTGGGCCGCCTCCTGCACGACGAGCGCGACGCCGTCCTCGTCGCGTTCCCCGACGCCATCGACGACGAGCCCACCGACCTCCTGGAGGTCCTCGCCCTGCTCAACGGAGACCGCCCATGACCGCCGACATGACCGCGCACGCCTACCTCGCGCAGCAGGCGACCACGGCCGCCGACCGGGCCCGCCGCGGTGTCCAGGCCTGCCGGTGCGGCGGCGAGTACACGCCCACCCCCGACGGGCGCCGCCAGCACCGGACCATGCAGCTCCACACCCCCCAGCCAGCACGAGAGGAGGACCGCTGATGCCACGCGACCGGGCCCTGCTCAACATGGCGATCTGGCAGGACGCGGACTTCCGGGCCCTGCCCGTCCCCGCCCAGCACCTGTACTTCGTCCTGTGGACCCACCCCGGCCTGTCCTACGCCGGTGTCGTCGACTGGCGACCAGGGCGCCTAGCCGCGATGGCCGGCGACTGGGCGGCCGACGACGTCGAGACCGCCGCTGCGTGCCTCGAGCACCGGCTGTTCATCGTCGTCGACCACGACACCGAGGAAGCCCTCGTCCGGTCGTATGTGCGGTTCGACGGGCTCATGAAGCAGCCGAACCTGGGCGTGTCCTTCGCCCTGGCCTACGCCGCCGTCGCGTCAGCAGACGTTCGGGGCGTCATCGTGCACGAGGCCCACAAGCTCCACGACCGGGAGCCGTCCCTGCCGTCCTGGGGGCGCGCGCAGGTCCGCGACGTCCTGGCCCAGCCTGCCGTCGACCCCCGGTCCCGGGCGCTACCGGGCGACCCGTTCGCGTCCCCGCTGGCCCCGGCACTGACCCTTGCGGTGACCCCCCGGCTGACCCCTCCGGTGACCCCGGTCGCTGGCGAACCTGACCCTTCCGGTGACCCCGCCGGTGATACACCCCCTACTACATCTACTACTACAGCTACTTCCTACTTCTCCGGCACCAGTTCGCCGGACACCCCCTCCGACGCACCCGCTGACGCGGGCGCCGGACAGACGAAGCCGAAGGCAAAGAGCCGGGGCGCGCGCCTCCCCCAGCCGTTCATCGTCACCCCCGACATGGTCACCTGGGCACGCCGCGAGACCCCCGGACTCGACCACCGCGCCGTCACCGCCCGGTTCGTCGACTACTGGACCGCCGTGCCCGGCGCGAGGGGTGTGAAGCTCGACTGGGTCGCGACCTGGCGGAACTGGATGCGCCGCGAGCACGAAGGCATCGGCGCCCGACCAGGCACCGACCGGCCGCGCACCGGGTCCTCCGTCTGGGGCAACGTCGTGCGCGCCGACGGCGAGGCCACGGCATGAACGACAACCTCATCCCCCACGACGAAGCCGAGAAGAACGTCCTCGGGTCGATGCTCCTGCGCCGTGAAGCCATCGACGAGGTCACCGCCGTCCTCGAACCCGGGGACTTCTACAAGCCCGCGCACGAGACGATCTACACCGCCGTCCTGTCCATGCACCACCGCGGCGACGCCGTCGACGTCGTCACCCTCTCCGACGAGCTCACGAAGTCCGGAGAGCTCACCCGCAGCGGCGGGGTCCTCTACCTGCACGACCTCACCGCCGTCGTCCCCACCACCGCCAACGTCGGGTTCTACGCCCGCATCGTCGCCGAACAAGCCATCCGCCGCCGCCTGCACGCCGTCGGCATGCGCGTCACCCAGCTCGCCGCCGGCGGCGAAGGCGACGTCCACGAACTCGTCGAGACCTGCCGCACCGAGATCGACTCCGTGTCCCGCGCCACCGCAACCACCGGGTGGGTGTCCACCGACCTCGACGAGACCATCCAAGACCTCGAACAGCCCACCCCCACCGTCCCCACCCCCTGGCCCGACCTCAACCACCTCATCGGCGGGTGGGCACCCGGCCGGCTCTACATCGTCGGCGCCCGCCCCGCCGTCGGGAAGTCCCTCGTCGCCGTCAACGCCGCCGCCTCCCTCGCCACAACCGGGCCCGTCGCGTTCAACACCCTGGAGATGTCCCGTCAGGAAGTCCATCACCGGCTCGTGTCCTCCATCGCCGGCGTCCCCATGACCCGCCTCACCGAACACCGGCTCAACAGCCTCGACTGGCAGCACATCGCCGAACACCGCGCCGAACTTGACGCCCTGCAACTGTCCATCGACGACCGGTCCGCGATCACCGCCACCGACGTCGCCTCCCACGCCCGCACCGTCGCCCGCAAGGCACCCGTCGCCGCGGTGTTCGTCGACTACATCCAGCTCATGGCGTCCACCGCCCGCACCGAGAACCGCCAGCAGGAAGTCGCGGCGTTCTCCCGCCGACTCAAACTCCTCGCCCGCGAACTCGCCTGCCCCGTCATCGCCCTGTCCCAGCTCAACCGCGGCCTCGAGTCCCGTGCCGACAAGCACCCCACGATGGCCGACCTGCGGGAGTCCGGTGCCCTCGAACAGGACGCTGACGTCGTGCTGCTGCTGCACGTCGAAGAGAACCGCCCCGACCTCATGCAGATGGCCGTCGCGAAGAACCGCCACGGCATGACCGGCGCCATCGAACTCGAACGCGAAGGCGCACTCGCCCGCGTCACCCCCGCCCGCTGGCGACCCCACCAAGCCGGGCTCTGAGGAGGACCCATGACCGCCCTGCACACGACCGCTGAGTGCACGTACATCGACCGCGACCACCCCACCGGCTGCGGATGGACCGCCCACGGCCCCGACTCCTACCCCGCCGCCGAGAAGCACACCAAGACCACCGGGCACGGCACGACCGTCCGGTCCACACCCATCACCACCCCGCCGACCACGAAACCCATCACCACCGAGAAGGAGAACCGAGCATGAGCACCGAGCAGACCGGCGTCGAGATGATCGCCGCCGAGCGCGACCGACAGCAGAACGTCGAGGGATACGACCGGCCGAGCGACGTGATCCAGAACCCCGACGGCGCGCTCGCCCTCGCCGCCGCGACCTACGCGCTCCCCACCGAGGCGCGCGCCGTGATCAGGCCGGTCAACGGGTCGGCGCCCGTCACCTGGCCGTGGTCCGCCGTGTACTTCAAGCCGACGCCCGGCGACCGCGTCCGCGAACTCGTGAAGGCCGGGGCGCTCATCGCCGCCGAGATCGACCGCCTGAACGCCGAGGCCTCCCGATGACCGCCGACGGCACGTACCGTCCTGGCGCGCGCGTCACGACGGCGGCCGAGATGGACGCGCTGCCCATCGGGAGCGTCGTGCGGAACGACTCGCGCGCCATCGTGGCGGAGCGCATCAGCGACGTGCACGGGGCCGTGATCGGCAACTCTCGCCCGTTCCCCTGGCTGGACCACTGGTCCGCGGGCTCGCGCCTCACGGTCCTGTTCCGCCCGGACGCCCCGCAGCCGGCCCCGACGGACGACCCGGCGGTCGTGCAGGTGGTCGCGCGGATCCTCGCCCTCGGGTCTGACATCACGCCGGACATGGAAGCCCTCGCCAACGGGGGCAAGTGGCAGGCGCTCTGGACCAACCTCCGGAACGACCTGCGAGCCGCCGTGAGCGACCTCCGCGCCGCCCTCGCTGCTGCCGGTGCCGGGGAGGCGCAGCGCGGGAGCCCGGCCCCGGCATCCGCCGGGAGCTCCGGGCTCCCGCTTCCCGCGCCGTCCTCGAACGGGGGGGCTGTGATCAGCGTAGCGCCGCCCGCCGGGGAGGCGGTGGACCGGGAGGCGCTGGCCGGTGTCCGCGCTGCATCGACTCTGCTGTCCGCGCTCTCCGAGACGCTGGACGGGTACGAGTCGCCCAGCGACATCGACGCCGGGCGGGTGCGCGACGCCGTGCAGGACATCGCCCAGGCACTCGACGCGGCCACCCTCCTCGCCGCCCGGGACGCCGCCAACCCAGAGGCGCCCCCAACCGACAACGCCGTGGAGCAGGTGGCGCGTGAACTCGCGGCCCTGTCCTGGCGTCGGTTCGTCCCCGAGGCTCGCGCTCTCGCCGCTGTCCGTGGCGGAGTGGAGGTGGACCGGGAGGCCGTGACGGTGGCCGAGGCGGTCGCAGAAGCCGAGCGCAGGTTCCCGACTGACCTGACCCCGCGCAGGCCGTTCCGTGACGGTGCCGCCTGGGCCCTCGCCGCCCGGGGTGACGCCGCACCGACCGTGACCGCCGAGCAGCCGCTGGCGGCTGAGGTCGATGACCTCCGCGAGCAGCTGCGGGTGCGGCGGTCTCACACCAGAGATCACGCCATCGCTCACCACGGAGCAGCGCCGTGGACCGACGCCGAGCGCGCCGAGGGCCTCGTTCCGCTCGGCGAGCACCAGCACGGGCCCCTGTGCAGGAACCCCGAGGCGGAGCGCCTCGCGGCTGCCCTCGCCGCCCTCGGGCAGGTGACCCTGTGATCCGCTGGCTCGACAACATCCCCGGCAGCATCCTGATCCGCCGCTGGTGCGACCCTTGCGACGGCCCGGTCTGGCGCTGGCACCGACACCCGGAGGTGCTCCGATGACCGCCCTGACCGTGGAGCAGATCGCGGAGGTGCTGCGGAGGCACGCCTACGCCGGACTGACGCGGGGCCGCACCCTGTGTCGGTGCGGTGCGAGCGCGGACATGCTCGGTGGCAGCGCATGGCTCGCGACCCACCAGGCCGAGCAGGTCGCCGCCCTCGGGGCGGGTGACAGTGAGGTGGCACCTGCGGAGCTGATCATCTGGGCCGAGGGAGCCACGCCGGAGCAGCGCCAGGTGATCTACGACGCCGCCGTGGACGCCGCCTTCGACGCGAGCGCCGACATGGACGGTGTCGCCATCGCGGCGGTGGGCTCGCTGGCCGACGGCGTCGACCCGTGGGTCGAGGTCACGGACGAGGGAGGCGAGGGCTGATGGGCGTCTCGTACATCCGCAACGCGCCCGTGACCCCGCTGCCACGCAAGTGCACAGCATGCAACGGCTCGGGGCACTACGACGCCGTGACGAAGAAGGGCCGACCGATCCCGTGCGGGCCGTGCGGCGGTACCGGAGAGGAGGCCCGCGGTGCCTGACGCCCAGCCGAAGCCGACCGCCGCCGAGGTGCTGGCGGCGCACCAGTTCCAGATCCGCCCGCGCAGATGCTCGTGCGGCGCGGAGGTCGGACTCATCTACGAGCAGTCGGCGACTGAGCACCAGGCCGACATGCTCGCCGCTGCCGGGCTGCTCGCCACGGCCGAGCATGACCGGGAGGTCGCGGCACGGGCACTCCGAGGTGCCGCCAAGTCGTTCCCGGCGTCGCTCCCGCTCGGGATGGCGGATCGCGACTACCTCCGCGGCCTCGCGGCCGGCATCAGGCACGGCCGCATCCCCATCGCAGGGGAGGGGGCATGAGCCGCCCTGACCCGGCCGAGATCGGCATGATCCGCTGGCGCCACAGCATCCAGGTCGGGCGGATCGACATCTACGGCGCAGGGCACGCACAGACCATCGGTGACGTCGGCGCGCTCATCGCCGAGGTGGACGCGCTCACGGCCGAGCGGGACACCGCGGTGCAGCGTCTCGATGCCGGTGTTCGGGATCTCGCTCGGGCTCGGGGTGTGCACCCGGACGTCATCCGCCTGGCGTTGGGCACGCACAAGGCCAGTGGCTTGTGCGAGACGGAACAAGGCCACAGCCCTGTACGGCCCACGCTGACACCGCCCACGCACCCAGACTCCACACCGGAGGCACCATGACCACGATCCCCACCTGCGACCGCTGCGGGCACCCCCATGTCACCCCGCACGGCCACCAGGCGTGCGCGAAGCACAAGTCGAAGCGCGACCCCGGCGGGAACCTCGTGCCGTGCTCCGCGCCCCCCGTCACCGGGACCGACGCCTGCCGCTCCCACGGGGCGTCCGCCAGCCAGGTCCGCCGCGCGGCCGCCGTGAACGCCGCCGAAGCCGAGGCCGCCCGGCAGGTCGCTGTCCTCGGCGTGAAGGTCGACACCAGCCCGACAGAGGCCCTCCTCGACCTCGTCCAGTGGACAGCCGGCGAGGTCCTGTTCTGGCGCGAGCAGGTCGCCCAGCTCAACGACACCGAACTCACCTGGGGCAAGACGAAGACCGTCGCCAAGCCGATGGGCCCCGAGACGACCGAGCAGGCCGGGCCGCACGTCGCCTACCGGATGCTCACCGCGGCGTCCGACCGGCTCGCCACCTACGCCGCCGCCGCGCTCAAGGCCGGGGTGGAGGAGCGGCGCATTCGACTTGCAGAAGCCCAAGGCGACCTGGTGGCCGAGGTGATCCGCCGGATCCTCGACGCACTGAACCTCACCCCCGAGCAGCAGCAACTCGTGCCCGTCATCGTCCCGCAGCAGCTCCGGCTCATCGCCGGGGGTGCGGCGTGAACCCGGATTGTGCCGTCGGGAAGCACCACGCGTGCTCGGGCACCGCGTGGGACGACGACGCGGACGAGCTCGTGGGTTGCCCGTGCGGGTGCCACAACGACGGCTGACCTCGCGCGGCCGCCGGGGCCCGCTCTCGGTGGCCGCGCGACACGCCGACCCACCCCCGGCTTCCCTCCAGTCGTCCCACGCACCCATGATCGAACGGGACGGCAGCAGCACGCCTATCCCGGAGGCACCCGTGACCGACCAGCCCACCCCCACGCCTGAGCACGTCGCCGTGGACGAGCCGCAGTCGACGTTCGACGAGGGTCCGATCGAGACCATGCCCGCGCCGAACGCCAAGCCCGCGCAGCCGCCGCGCGTCAGCCCCGTTGGGCGACCCCAGCCCAAGCGCGAGGACGACGGCGTCCAGCCGGTGACCGGGCTGTGAGCGCGGAACCGCGCACCCTCGCCGACGTCACCGCCCGCGACCTCGGCCGCACCCTCACGTTCACCGGCCCCGACTGGTCCGTCACCGGCACCTACCTCGGCGGCGACTGGGCGGTCGACGTCATCGATGACCGTGCGCTCGACGGACGGGCCCGCATCGCCGCCGGGTCGTACCGGGGCACCCTCGTCGTCGGCCCCGCACGCGTCGCGGTCTACGACCCCGCCGCGATCACCGTGCAGGAGGCCCGACCGTGAGCGACGCCCGCGAGATCCTCGACCGCGTCGACCGGCTCCGGCGCACCGCCAACGCCGCAGAGAGCGTCCGCACCGCCATCCGCCTCGGGAGCAAGCCGCGCCTCGTCACCCGTCACCTCTTCGGAGCCCACGAGACCACCCTCGACGTCCACGAGACCTCGGCCATCTACGAGGCACTCGCCGACACGGTCGAGGAGGGGCAGCGATGAGCGATACCTACCAGCGGGTGCGACGCGAGTCGTTCGTCGGCGTCGACGGACCGGTCACGCTCTCCGGCATGTGGACCGCACACCCCGACGGCGACCACAAGGTCATCCCTGCCGACGCGCTCGTCTGCCCCATCGGCTCGGAGACGCACGCGGCCATGACCGACCTGACGCGCGCAACCGCCAGCGAGGCCGAGCACGCCGCCCGCATCCGCAACGCGGTCACGATCGCGCAGATGGGCGGGGTCAGCGACGAGGCCCTGACCGCGCTGCTGCACTTCGCCGCCGCGGGCATGAGCCCGACGGCGCGCCGTGCGCTCCGCGACGCCGGGATCGACCCCGACCCGACCGGCACCATCGTCATCGACCGCGCCGACCTGCCCGAGGCGATCATCGACGGCCCCGAGAGCCAGCTCGTGCACGCTGGGCACGTCGAGAGGCACCGCACGACCGACCCCGCCGAGGTCCGGGCGTCCGCGCTCATGCACCTCGCGGTCGCCGAGCACCTGGAGCAGCACCCGTTCGTGCCCGTGACGGACGAGCAGATCGATCTCGTCGAGCACTCCCTCGTCGAGCTCGCGAACTACTCGACTCGGTACAAGGCCGTCGAGATCGCTCGGCGCCTCGCCGAGCACCAGGCGGCCACGCAGGCGGCGAAGGGGGCACCCGCGTGACGTCCGAGCCGTGGTTTCGCTGGTTCGCGTGGCGGCCGGCCTGGACGTTCGACCGTGGCCGCGTCTGGCTCCGGTGGGTCTGGCGGCGGCACGTCCCGCCCGTCGACCTGCCCGGCATCCCCACGTCGTGGGTGTGGCATCACCGTGTGGAGCGGAGGGACCTCCCGTGACCCAGCACCAGCACGAGTGGACCGACACCGACCAGCCCGGCATCTACGCCTGCGCCGAGTGCCCCGCGACCGCCCACACCTGCACCAACCCCATCCCCGCGAGCCGCGACACCAAGCCCTGCGGGCGCCTCATCGAAGGACCCGGCCACACCTGCCACGACTGCGTGTCCCGGCACCGCAACGACCTCCGCGAGATCCGCGACCTCTACCGGCGGCTCCCCGACGTCATCGCCGCCGCCGCGGGCCTGCACGCCATCCGGTACGACCAGCGGGGCACCACCAGGTCCGCGACCGACACCACGATCATCGGCGGGGCCGCCATGGTCCTCGCCGGAGGCGGCGCCACCTACACGCACCTCGGCCGCGGGGAGACCACCGACGCGATCGCGACCCTGCTCGAGGCGGAGCGGCACGACCCGCCGTCGGTCCTCGCCGTCCTCACCCAGTGGGAGGACGCCTGGCGGATCGAGCAGCGGCAGCACGCCGCCGAGACCACATCGATCGACGCCGCCCTCGGCTACCTCGTCGTGCACACCGAGTGGGCTGCGCAGCACTCCCCCACCTGGGACCAGCACCGCGCCGACATGCGGACCCTGCGCGGGCGGCTCCGGGCCGTCACCGGGGAGTCCCAGCCGCCCGTGAAGACCGGCGTGCCGTGCCCGTACTGCGCCGGCACCGTCCAGCAGCACTGGACCACCGAAGGCCTCGGCGACACCCGCCGCTGCGACGGATGCGGGATCACGTGGGCCACCGAAGCGCACTTCGCGCTCGCCATCCGCGACGCCCACGAGTCCCTCCCCGAGTCGCACCCCGACCAGCTCGTCACCCTCGACGACGCCCGCCGCATCCTCAAGCCCCGCGGCGTGCGCCCCAACCTCCTCGCGCTGTGGCTCCACCGGGACGTCCGCGACCGGGAACGGTACGACGCCGAGGTCGCCGCCGGGCGCCTCGCGACCCCGCCCACCCCGCGGCTGCCCGAATCACGCGGCCGGGACGTCCGCGGGCGCCTCCTCTACCGGCTGGGGGACCTCGTCGACCGCACCTGCAGCACCGGAGAGGCGGCGACAGCATGACCGAGCCCACGTTCCGGCCGTACGTCGAGTACGGTCGCCGAGCGGACCAAGAGCGGGCACCCGCTCTACTGGCTCTCCGACATCGAGGACCTGCTCGACGCCGGCCGCGGCACCGTCGAGCGCCCCGCGGTCGTCTACTACGCCCGCATGCTCACCGGACGCATCAAGATCGGGTACACCACCGACCTCTACAGCCGAGCCGCAGCGCTCCGGATCAGCCACGACGCCGTGCTGGCCTTCGAACCCGGTGGACGTGACGTCGAGCTTCAGCGGCATCGGCAGTTCGCCGCGACGCGTCACGGCCGGACTGAGGAGTTTGACGAGAGCCCGGACCTGCTCGGCCACATGATGCGGGTCCGGCGGGAGCACGGTGCGCCAGTGTTCGTCGCGAGGCCCCGCGCCTCTCGACCCGCCTAGCCCGTGGTGTGCTATCGTCCGACCTGAAATCGGCGTTCGTTACAAGCACGCCCAGGGCCCGGACCGCAGACGCGGTGCCGGGCCTTCGTCATGCCAGGCATGACGCGCCCGTCGACGACGCCACCGGCCCGGGCCCAGCCCGCTCAGCCAGATGCAGCCTGGTGCGAGTCAGACCGCCGCCGATGCGCTCCTGTTCCCCCGCCCGGCGCAGTGCACCCGGCACGCACACCGGATCGCCAGCCTGTAGCGACCCCTCCAGCAGCTGCGCCGCCGGGAATCGGCGCCGCCCCACCGAGGAACCGCCGCTGAGCGACAACACGCGCCGACGAGACCTGCCCGGGCGGGCACCACCCCTCCGAGAGGACGCCGTCATGCCGCTGCCGCCGCTCCTCACCCGCCCCTGCTACTGCGGCGCTGCCCGGGACGACCACGGTCGCTGCATGCACTGCGACCTGCCGACGTTCCACCCCCAGGGCGCGGTCTGCCTCAACTGCCTGCGGATCAGCGTGCGGTGCGTCTGCTGCCACACGGTCTACGGGACCCCGGCGGCCGCCCGGGCGTGCGAGAACAACGACCGCGCCCAGGAGGCCCGCCGACGCGCGTGACCTACGCGCGCTGCCCCAACTTCTCTACCACCTCCGCCAGTTCCTCTACCGCCCGCGCGAGGTACCGCACACCCTCGTCCTCGTGACGCTCGGCCACCTCGCTAGCCGACAGCGCAGCGTTCCGCGCCGCCGACACCACCGCGCGGTCCATCAGCCCGGGATGTTCCGCGGGTCGTTGCCCGGGTCGACGGTGTCCTTCGCCCGGACCTTCCCGTCCCGGCCGTGGATCGAGACCTCGCCACCGCCGGCGTTGTGGACGATCTCCTTCGCCCGCGCGATCGCCTCGGCCTGCGTGTCGGCATGAGCTGACCGGCGCTCGCCAGCGCCGGTGACGTCCCAGCCGCCCTCCGAGTTCGGGACGACGTTCCTGTTCGTGCCCATGGCCCTGCCCTTCGACCTGGCGCGGCGCGGGATGCGCCATCGCACCGCGTCCAGCGTGCCAGAGGACACGCGCGAGCGGAGGCGGAATGACCCTCGCCTTCCTGGAGCATGCCGCCCGCCAGTTCGAGCCCCCGCCGGCGCCCCGCTGGCCGTCGCCCGCGGACATGGCCGCCGAGCTCGACCCGAAGTTCCGGCGCACCCCGGCGCTCGACGTCATCAACGACGCGATCACCGAGGCGCTCGCCACCCCGGACGCGCGGCTCATCGTCTCGATGCCCCCGCAGGAGGGGAAGTCGACGCTCGCCACGAAGTGGGCGCCCGTCCACCTCCTGCGCGAGCGGCCCGACACCCGCATCGTCATCGCGTCCTACGCCGCGAACGTGGCACGCCGCATGGGCCGCCTCATCCGCGGCGAGATCGGCACGCACGGCGACGACCTCGGCATCACGATCGCGGACGACGTCGCCGCGCAGCACGAGTTCGGGATCGCGGACCACACCGGCGGGGTCTACGCAGTCGGCATCGGCGGCGGTCTGACCTCCCGGCCCGCAGACGTCATGATCATCGACGACCCGCTGAAGGACCGCGCCGAGGCCGACTCCGAGGTCTACCGCGACCGGGCCTGGGACTGGTGGACCGACGTCGCGTCCACGCGTCTCGCACCAGGCGCCCCGGTCATCCTGATCCTCACCAGATGGCACCACGACGACCTCGCAGGGCGGCTCCTCGACGCCGAGGACGGGCACCTGTGGAAGGTCATCAACATCCCCGCGCAGGCCGACCACCGGCCAGAGCAGGGCGAGACCGACATCCTGGGCCGCCAGCCCGGGGAGTTCATGATCTCCGCGCGCGGCCGGACGCCCGAGCAGTGGCAGCGCCGCAAGGTCCAGTCGGGTCCCCGCACATGGGCCGCGCTGTTCCAGGGCCGACCCTCCCCGCTCGCCGGCGACCTGTTCCCCGAGACGTGGGCGCGGTACAGCCAGCCGCTCTGGACGGAGCGCGCCGACGGGTCCCGGTGGATCCCGGGCAGCAACTTCGAGCTCGTGCACTCGTACGACCTCGCGTTCAAGGACACCAAGTCGTCGGACTACGTCGTCGGTCAGGTGTGGCTGCGGATCGGCGCCGACGTGTTCCTCGTCGACCAGGTCCGCGCGCGGCTCAGCTTCACAGCGACGCTGGACGCGATCCGCGGACTCACCGCGAAGTGGCCGCAGGCCGCCGCGAAGTTCGTCGAGGACAAGGCCAACGGCCCCGCGGTCATCAACGCTCTGTCCCGGCAGATCCCGGGCCTCATCCCGATCGAGCCCGAGGGCAGCAAGTACGCGCGCGCCGCGGCCATCAGCCCGTTCGTGCACTCCCTGAACGTGCACCTCCCGGACGCCGCGCTGCTCCCGAACGTCGAGGAACTCCTCGAAGAGGCGCGGGCGTTCCCGAACGGTGCCCACGACGACACGATCGACGCCCTGTCGCAGGCCGTGAATCGGCTACTGCTGTTGCCCCTGCCCGACGGCGACGACGACATGGTCGACGAGTCCGACTTCCTGACCGACGACCCCCGGGCGTGGCTCGGTCGCTACTGACCAGACAGGGGGTGCGGTGTGGGCCTGCTGTCGTTCCTCGGCGTCACCGAGTCCCGCACCGTCACCGAGGCCCAGGCGCGCGTCGCCGCGGCGGAGAACGACCTGGAGATGGTCCGGGAGTCCGTCGCGGACCTCGAGCTCGCGATGGAGGACTCCGGCTGGCTTCGCCTCCTGACGAACGCGGAGATGGAGTTCTCCCGCGCCGGTCTGGACCGGGTCGCGAAGATCGCCCGGGTCATGGCGGTGAAGCACCCGCTGATCAAGCGGGGCCTCGGTGTCCGCCAGGCCTACGTGTGGGGTCAGGGCGTGCAGGTGCAGGCTCGCGCGACCGGTGATGGTGGCGACGGCGAGCAGGACGTCAACGCCGTCGTGCAGGCGTTCCTCGACGACGAGGGCAACCGGGCGGCGTTCACCGGCGACCAGGCCCAGGAGGAGAACGAGCGGGCACTCGGCACGGACGGGAACTTCTTCCTCGCATGCTTCACCAGCCCCCTGACGGGGTTCGTGCAGGTCCGCAGCATCCCGTTCGACGAGATCCAGGACGTCATCTGCAACCCCGACGACCGGGACGACCCGTGGTTCTACGAGCGGCAGTGGAGCGAGACCGTCGTCGACATCGCCACGGCGACCACGCGCACGCAGATGCGGACCGCCTACTACCCGGCGCTGACGTACCGGCCGCGCGCGAAGGTCAAGACGATCAACGGGTACGAGGTCCGCTGGGACTCCCCGGTCAAGCACGTGTGTGTGAACCGGCTCGACGGCTGGAAGTTCGGCATCGGCGACGCCTACGCCGCGATCGACGACGCCCGGCTCTACCGGGACTTCCTGACCGACTGGGCCGTCCTCGTGAAGGCCCTGTCGCAGTTCGCGTGGCGGGCGTCCGCGAAGGGCTCGAAGGCGCAGCGTCTGCGTCAGGCCCTCGCCCGTCGGCCTGCCGGCGCCGCACCCGACGGCAACCCCAGCAACGTGGGCTCGACGTTCACCGCGCCCGACGACGTGACCCTGGAGGCCATCCCGAAGTCCGGGGCCACCATCGACTCCGAGTCCGGGCGGCCCCTCGCCGCGATGATCGCCGCGGCCCTCGACGTCCCGGTCACGACCCTTCTCGCCGACCCCGGTGCGACCGGGGCGCGGGCCGTCGCCGAGACCCTTGAGTTCCCGACCAAGCTCGCCATGCAGCAGCGGCAGTCGCTGTGGGCTGAGGTCTACCGGTCGGTCCTCGCCTACGCGATCCGTGAGGCCGTCCGGGCCCCGCAGGGGCCGCTCAAGGGCACGATCACCCGCGACCGGTTCACCGGCCGGGAGATCCTGGTCCTCGTCGGCGACACCGACACGACCGTCGAGGTGGAGTTCCCGTCGCTGGACCAGCTGCCGATGAAGACCGTGGTCGACGCGATCGTCGCGGCGGACGGCACCGGGAAGATGCCCGCGGTCGAGACCGTGAAGATGCTCCTGCGGGCACTGGGCGCGAAGGACGTCGACGAGCTCGTCGCCGACATGCTCGACGACCAGGGCCGGTTCATCGACCCGCTGGCGTCCGCCGGGCAGGCCGCGGTCGACGCGTTCCGCAGGGGCGAGGACCCCGCGGCGGTGGCGTGATGGACTCCACCATCGAGTACCTGCGCACGCTCGTCGCGGGCCACGACCGTGGCGACTGGACGGCCGAGCAGGTCGTCGAGCGGCTGCACCAGGTCATCGACCCCGAGCGCATCGGCGACGCCCGCCCGTGGGCCGATCTGAAGGACACGGGGCTGCTCTGGTACCTCAACCGGTCGGCCCTGTGGCCGCGTGGCTTCGCGCTCGCGCTGATCCGCGACCAGGAAGGCACCGTCCTCGGGTGGGACCTCGTCGGCGACGGCGCCGAGCCGATCGTCAGCGGCTCACCGGAGGCTGAGGGCCGTCGTCTGGTAGCGCTTGAGCGGCTGTTCTCGGAGCGTCGAGGGTGAGCATCAACGACGAGACCCTGCGTCTCGCCCGGCAGATGCGGGTCGCGATCGACGAGCACGTCGACCAGGCCGTCCGAGACCTCGTGAAGGCGTGGGCGCGCGCCTGGGACGAGATCCACGACGCGTGGGCTGCCGCGGCCGCCGAGATCGCCGCGGCGTCCGCTGACGGGTCCTGGCTCACCCCCGGGCAGGTCGCCCGCGGTGAGCGCGCGCAGGCGGCGCTGGCGGCGGCGACCGAGCAGATCGCGGCGCTCGGGGAGTTCGCCGGCGTGACGGTCACGGACGCGGCCGGGCGGATCGTGGAGGCTACCCCCGAGTGGCAGGCCCGGATCATCGGGTCGCAGATGCCGTCCGCCGCAGGGACGACCGCCGAGCTCGTGGCCCGCTTCAACCGGGCCGACCCGCTGTCGCTGTCCGCGATCGTGCGGCGCACCACCCAGCAGATCACCGCCTCCACGTGGACCCTGTCGTACACGGCGGCCGAGCAGATGCGCCGCACCCTCGTTCTCGGTGTCGCCCTCGGGGACAACCCCCGCAAGACCGCCCGCGAGATCGTCCGCCGCGCCGAGGGCACGTTCAACGGTGGCCTCACCCGGGCGCTCACCATCGCCCGGACCGAGACCCTCGACGCCCACCGGGACGCCTCCGCGGTCGCGCAGCTCGCGAACGCGGACGTCCTGACCGGGTGGACGTGGCTCGCGCAGCTCGACACCCGCACCTGCCCGTCGTGCTGGAGCATGCACGGCACCGAGCACCAGCTCACCGAGCAGGGCCCGAACGACCACCCGCAGGGCCGCTGCGCGCGCATGCCGCTCGTGAAGCCATGGTCGCAGCTCGGGTTCACCGGGATCCGCGAGCCGAAGTCCGTCCTGCCTGACGCAGAGGCCGTGTTCGCGGACCTCACGAAGGCCGAGCAGCTCGCCGTCATGGGTCCGGCCCGAATGCAGGCCCTCGACGCCGGGGTGCCGTGGTCGGCGCTGTCCCAGCAGCGCGCGAACCCTGGGTGGCGGCCTTCGCAGGTCCCCACGCCGGCGCGCGACCTGCTCGCCCGGGTCGCCTAGACCGTCTGCGGGTGCTGCCCGCCCGGCGTGACCAGCAGGTCCGCGTCGCACCGCACGCACACGTACTCGGTGAACGAGCCCTCCGCGAACGTCACACCGGCCAGGCACCACAGGTGCTCGACACAGGGCGGCGCTGAACTGGCGGGTTGGTTCACCGAAACGGCCCCTGACCTGCGATAATGGAAGAAAGTGGCCCCCGAGAGTTGCGACCTCCCGAGGGCCTGACCACCACCTGACTAGAGGTGACGGCCGTGGCCGAGCGTACCTGCACGATCAACGGATGTGACAGCACCCCGCACGCCCGCGGGCTGTGCCATCGGCACTACTCGCAGGCCTGGTACCACGCGAACCGCGACAGAGCGCGAGCCCAGCAGGCGCAGTACCGCGCGACCCGTCGTGATGTCGATCGCGAGCGAGTGCGGGCATGGCGTGCCGCCAACCCGGACCGGGTGCGCGACGCCGTCCGGGCGTACCACGCGGCTCACACTGACGCGATCCGGGAACGCCGACGCGAGTATCGCGACGCGAACCGCGACAAGATCCGGGCGCTGAACAACCGCCGCAAGGCGATGCAGCGCAACGTCGAGATCAACGACCTGACCCCTGACGAGTGGGTCGAGATCATCGCGCGCTCCGACGGTCGATGCGCGTACTGCGGGTGCGTCCCCGACCGCATCACGATGGACCACGTCATTCCCCTCAGTCGCGGCGGCAACCACACCGCCAGCAACGTCGTGCCCGCATGCGGGCCGTGCAACAGCCGCAAGGGCGACGGCCCTGCTCCCCCGTTCGTCATCGACGCCTAGGAGGGCGCATGCCTCCGATCCGCCTCGCCGAGACCGCATCGCTCAGCGAGGCGGTCAAGGCCAGCCCGAAGTCCCGCCGATTCCGCGCCCGCATCATCGAGGGCGACCGCTGGGGGTCGAGCGGCTACTACAGCCGCGAGGTCCTGGAGCGCGACGGGCCGAACGTGTGGCCCCAGGGGACGCAGGTCTTCCTCGACCACCCCACCGAGTCCGAGAACTACGAGCGTCCGGAGCGTTCGATCCGCGACCTCGCCGGCCGCATCGACTCCACGCCCGTCTACGAGAACGACGGGCTCTACGCGGACATCGCGGTCTACCCGCACGTCCTGCCCGTCATCGAGGCGATGGTCGGCGACATCGGCCTGTCGATCCGCGCCGCGGCCGAGACCGAGCAGGGCGAGGCCGCTGGCCGCCGCGGGGCGCTCATCACCCGACTCGTTGAGGGGTTCTCCGTGGACTTCGTGACGCGGGCTGGCGCAGGCGGGCGCGTGGTATCGCTGGCCGAATCGGCGCGCACGAAGGTCGCCGAGGCGCGGAACGTCGGCCAGTGGGTCGAGTCCCGCATCCACCGTGACTTCACCGTCCTCGCGGACGACATGGCCGCCGAGGGCCGACTGACCCGCGAGGAACGCATCACCCTCTCCTCCGCGATCGGCGACGGCCTGGCGGCGTTCGTCGCCCGGGTCGAGGCCGACGCCCCGCAGCTCTACGAGCGGGACCTGTGGGACGAGCCCATCGGCACCGTGCGCGCCGCGACCGAGTCCGCGGTGCGCCGCGGGGTCACGGAGGCCACAGCGAACGACCGCCGCGAGCAGCTGCACGCGCTTGTGAAGGACGAGTACGGCGGCGACCAGATCTGGCCGTACGTCCGCGACTTCGACGACAACACCGTGTGGTTCGAGATCGAGGGCGGTGACGACGGCGGCACCTACCAGCAGGGCTACGAGGTCACCGACGACGCCGCCACGGCCCTGACCGGCGACCGCATCGAGGTCCGCGTCCGCACCGAGTACGTGCCCGTCGGCGAGTCCACGGTCACTCCCCCGGCGGTCGAGGCCGCCCCCACCAACGTCCCGGTCGACCCGGCCGGGCAGTCCACCACCCAGGAGTCCGAGGAGGACACCATGCCCCAGATCGAGGAGGCGCGTCTGCGCCAGCTCGAGGAGGCCCACGGCCGGGTGCCGGCGCTCGAGTCCGAGCTCGCCGCTGCGAAGGCCGAGGCCGCCGAGTCGAAGAAGCGTGCCGTGCAGGCGGAGGCCGGCACCTACGCACGGGACTTCGCCCGCAACCTCGTCACGAAGGCCAACGGCGACCTCGCCGAGGCCTCCGTGGCGCGGATCGTGAACGACGCCCTGCGCGGCGACCTGCCGCTCACCGAGGCCGGTCGCCTCGACACCGAGGCGTTCACCCCGGTCGTCGAGAAGGCCCGGTCCGAGGAGGAGACGTACCTCGGGCAGGTCGCCGAGGCGTCCGGCATCGGCACCGTCCGCGGCGTCGGTGCGACGACCACGACCACCGGCGTCACCGAGGCCGACATCGACCGCGCCGTCGGCGACCTGTTCGGCCGGACCCAGGAGGGCTGACCCATGGCGAAGAACATCATCTTCACCGACACGCACACCCTGAACCTCGAGGTGCCCTCGGGCACCACGTCGGGCAAGGCCCTGCTCGTCGGGATCCTGCCCGTCGTCGCGCTCACCGACCGCGACGCCGACGGCCGCGCCACGTGCGCCGTCGCCACCAGCACCGTCGTCGAGGTCTCGGTCACCGGGGCGCTCGCCGAGGGCGCGGCGGTCTACATCACGTCGGGTGGCGCGTTCACCGCCACGTCGACCGACAACACGCTGTTCGGCGCGAACGTCGGCGGCACCAAGGGCTCCGGTTCGGCGCCCACCCGCGTCTACCTGCACAGCGCCTGAGAGGGGCCACGCACATGACCACCACCATCCTCAAGGGCGCCGCCGCCATCGCGGCCGGCCAGGAGGCGCTCTCCGAGTCGCCCTCCGGGGCGTACTTCCGGCGCGCCCAGCGCCCGGCGGACCACAACGCCAAGATCGTCGAGGCCGCCCAGATCATGAAGGCGGCCCGCAGCGGGTCGTACACCGCGCTCGGGCGCCTCCAGGAGGCGATGTCGACCTCCGACTTCCCGTACTACCTGGCCGCGGTGCTCTACAAGGAGATGCTGCCCGCGTACCAGTCGATCGCGCCGGTGTGGCGGCAGTTCGCCACCCCGACGACCCTCGCGGACTTCCGCCCGAAGAAGCTCGTCGAGCTCATCGGCGGGTCCGAGGTCCTCGAGGAGGTCAAGGAGGGGGCGCCGTACCCCGAGGGCTCGGTCGACGACAAGGAGTACGAGATCTTCGTGCTCAAGTACGGGCGGATCCTGCGCCTGACGTTCGAGGCGTTCAAGAACGACACCCTCGGGGACTTCCGGACCCTGCCGCAGCGCCTCGCGCAGGCCGCCCGGAACACCGAGGACGTCCTCGCGGTCTCCACGATCGCGGGCGCGGCCGGCCCGAACCTGGACTTCTTCAAGGCGGACAACGGCAACGCCCCCACGGCTCTGCCGCTGAACTTCGACAACCTCGCCGCGGCGATCACCGCGGTCACCAGCCGCACCGACAGCGACGGGAACCCGATCTACTTCCCGTCGCTGCGCCTGGTCATCCCGCCGTCGCTCGAGATGAAGGCCTCCGACATCCTGAACGCCGTCGAGGTCGAGGTCACGGACGGCAACCGCAAGCTCAAGGTCCGCAACACCCTGTCGGCCAAGGTCACGCCCGTCGTGAACCCGTGGCTGTACAAGGTCGACAAGTCGGCCAAGGTCGCCACGACCTGGTACCTGCTGCCCGACCCGGCCTCGTCCCGGCCGGCGGTCGCCGTCGGCTCGCTGCGCGGCCAGGAGAACCCGGACCTGCGGGTGAAGAACGACCAGGGCACCGCGATCGGTGGCGGGGCGATCGACCCGACCGAGGGCTCGTTCGACAACGACACCACGTCGTACCGCGTGCGCCACATCGCTGGCGCCGCGAACGTCGACCCGATCGGGACGTACGTCTCCACCGGGTCCTGACCACCCCGGCCCGGCCGTCGCCACAGCGTGGCGGCCGGGCCTGCGGTGTCGGGCGTCAACGCCGGCCCGGCACGGGCTCGCCCGCGTCCCGCTCACTCCGACGAAGGCCGTTCGGGGGTTCCAACGCCGGGTCCTTTCGGCCCCTGCCATGAACGGAAGACCCTCCGGGGTCGCCTGCGTCCGACACCGCTCCCTGGGGAGGTCCACCGTGGCGATCGACTACACCTCCCCGAAAGGCAAGGTCCGCCTCCTGCTCGCCGACGTCGACGAGGACCACCCGGTCCTGACCGACGACGAGCTCGACGGCTACCTCGCCCTCCACGACGGTTCCCCGTCCGCGGTGCGCCGCGCGGCCGCCGACGCTCTCGACGCGATCGCCACCAGCGAGACCCTCGTCTCCAAGGTCATGCGCACCGCCGACGGCACCACCACGGACGGCGCGAAGGTCGCCGACTCCCTGCGCAAGCGCGCGGAGACGCTGCGCGCGCAGGCCGACGACGAGGACGACGACGCAGCCTGGGGCGACGACTCCGGCGCGATCGGCGTCAGCGAGTTCTCCCCGTACCCGCGGTGGCCGTGATGGTCCACCCTGTGTCGGACCACCACGATAGGATGGATCGAAAGCGGCCCTGACCTGGTGCTACGAACACCGGCCAGGGCCTGACCGGACACCTGTTGGGAGGTGCTCGGCTGTGGCTGAGCGTACCTGTTCTGTCGAAGGCTGCGACAAGCGCGAGAAGGGCCGAGGCCTGTGCTCGGGGCATCTGAATCGGCTCCGGCGGTACGGCTCGCCGACCGGGCGACCTGAGCCCCGACCCGCACTGACCTGCTCGGTCGAGGGGTGCACCCGAGAGCACGCCGCGCGCGGCCTGTGCGGCACCCACTACCGACGCTGGCAGAAGCACGGCGACCCCATGATCTCCCTGCTCGACCGCGAGCACGACGGCACCTGCACCGTCGAGGGCTGCCGCAGTCCCTACAAGGCCGGCGGCTACTGCGAGAAGCACTACCAGCGTGTCGCGGTGAACGGCTCTACCGACCGTCGGCGCGACCTCCCCGTCGCGGACCGGTTCTGGTCGCGCGTCACCGAAGACGCGAACGGCTGCTGGCTCTGGGGCGGCGTCCTCGACAAGGACGGCTACGGCTCGTTCAGCCCCTCGCACTCGACGACCGTCCGCGCTCACCGCTGGTCCTACGAGGCGATGGTCGGACGGATCCCGGTCGGGCTCGAACTCGACCACCTGTGCTTCGTTCCGGCCTGCGTCAACCCGTTCCACCTGGATCCGGTGACCGACCTGGTCAATACCGAACGCCGTGATGCGAGGCAACGTGCGCTGAGGGGGTGAGCCGCATGGCACCTCTCAGTAGCACCCGTGTGATGCACCCGCGGTGGGCTGAGCACCACGCCCCAGTGACCGAGGGCACCATGAACGCCTCGTGCGAGATCACGCACGGGTCCACCGGCGGCGGCTGGTCGCCGACGACGGGCCCGACGCCGGGCACCCCGACCGTGACGTACACCGGTCGGTGCCGGGTCGCCTACGAGTCGACGCAGCCCCGTGACGCGGATGCCGCCGACCAGGCCGTCACCATCCGCACCGTCAACGTCGCCCTCCCCGCCGGGTCGCCCGCGCAGACCCCTGGGGCGCGCGTGCGCATCACCGCCGTCGACACCAACGGCCCCACCGGGCTGACCGGCCGGGTCCTGACCGTGGATGCCGTCGCGTACCCGTCGCAGGCCGTCGACCAGAACCTCACGTGCACCGACGACCAGGCCAACCAGCCGCAGGGGGTGTGACGTGGCCGACGGGATCACCTTCGACGTGTCCGACCTGAACCGGCTCGCCGCGGACCTGACCGGCGCCGGTGCCCGAGTCGGCGCAGGTGCCGCGCAGGTCGTGCGGGCATCCGCGTACCGGGTCGAGGCCGAGGCGAGGGCATTCGCACCGGTCGACACCGGCAACCTCCGCAACAGCATCGGCACCGACCTCATCGGTGACGGCCGTAGCGCCAGCATCGAGGCGCAGGTCGGGCCGACCGCCGCATACGGGGTGTTCGTCGAGCTGGGGACGTCCCGCACGGCCCCGGCCGCGTTCATGGGCCCGGCGCTCGACCGCGTCGAGCCCGACTTCGTCGCCGCCCTGGAGCAGGTCGCCGCCCAGAGCGTGCTGCCGTGACGAGCCCCGCGGACCTGCACACCGCCCTGGTGTCGCGGCTGCGGTCCGCGCTCGCCGGCAGGGTCACGGTCTACGACGGCGACGTGCCCGGGCTCAAGCCGGACGGCACCCCGAACGACCCGCCGCAGGCCGACGGTCAGGGCCGCGTGTTCCCGTACTGCGTGGTCTGGTCGTCCCCCGGCGCTGCCCCGGCTGAGGCCGCGGTGCACGACGTCTCGACCGGGCTGGACTGGGCCGAGCAGGTCACGGTCGCCGCCGGAGACCCCGGCTGGTGCCTGCAGGCGGTGCCGCTCGTGCGGGCCGCCGCCGTGGGTGCCGTGCTCGTACCCGACGCGGGGCCGCTCATCGACGAGACCCCACGGTCCCGCGGTGTCCTCCGTGACCCCGACGCGGGTCCCCCGCGGTGGTTCGTGCCGCTGCAGTTCGGCTGCCTGACCGCCTGACCTCCACTCCCTCACGCCACCCCCACGCCGCCCGGCATGGGGGCCGTCGCCATGCCTGCATCCCAGGAGGAGACCTCATGGCCAAGTCCCCCGACCCCGGCGGCTTCCAGCCGATCGAGGTCCCCGCCCGCGACCAGACCGCCCTGCCGGGCTTCCGGCCCATCGAGGTCGACCGCACCCCGCGCCCGGCCCCGGAGGCGAAGCCCGCGCGGCGCGCCCCGGAGGCGCGGCCCGCGCGGCGCGCCCCGAAGTCGAAGACCACCCCCCCGAAGCCGTCGGACGCGCCCGCGCCGGCGGACACCGACACGGCCGAGTCGGCCGAGAAGGAGGCCTGACATGGCCCGCATCGTCGACCTGGGCGTGACCCAGTGGCTGTGGATCCCCGGCGAGGACGGCATCGCCAACGAGCTCGCGCCGACCGTCGGCGAGCTGACGGACGCCGCCGTCGTGAACATCTCGCACCAGGTCGTCACGACGACCGACGTGCAGGTGCAGGCGTCGGACACCGTCAACGAGCGGTCGGTCACCGACGTCGCGAACGTCGTGGTCCCGACCGTCGGCAACTACGGCGGCAACCTCATCCTCTTCCGCGACTACGCCGCCGGCGTGGCGACCGCGGACGACCCGGTCACGGTCATCGGCAACGCCGTCGGCGTCGTGGGGTGGCTCGTGAAGCGCGTCGGCAAGGCCGCCTCGGTCGCGCCGTCGGCCACGGACAAGGTCTCGCCCTTCCTCGTGATGATCGACAACCCGCAGCTCACGGGTGGGGCCGGCGACGGCTACCTCAAGGCGACGTTCCCGCTGATGCAGCAGGGCCGCTTCGCGATCGAGAAGGCCGTCGTCGCGGGCTCCTGATCCCCCCTCAACCCCGGCCGGGCGGCGCTGTCACGGGTCCGCCGCCCGGCCGGAGCACCACCCCTGACCCGTGAGACCCGTGACCCGCACCAGACCCGTGGAGTCCACCATGCCCAGCACCGCCACGTCCCGTGAGTTCTCCCTCGACGAGTGGATCGAGTCCGGAACCGTCGCGCAGCGCACCGTCGAGCTGCACAACGACCGCGCCATCCCCGACCGCCTCGCGGTCCTGGAGAAGCGCAGGAACATCGCCGCGAAGGTCGCGAAGGAGACCTCCGAGGAGATCGCCGTCACCGACGTCCCCGAGGTCGCGCAGATCGACGCCGAGATGGAGGCGCTCTGGGACCTGTGGGAGGCGTCGAAGGAGACGTGGCTCGTGCGGGCACTGTCCGCGGAGGAGATCAAGGCCCTGCGCAAGGCCCACCCGGCCCCGGAGATGCCCCGGCCGATCAAGAAGAACAGCCCCGCCGCGGCGAAGGCCGAGCACGAGAAGAAGGTCGCCGCCTGGCAGGAGCAGGCGATGGTCGTCCGTGACGAGGCCGACCTGGAGTACCTGACGTGGGCGCTGGTGTCGATCGAGACCGCGAAGGGCACCGCCCGCGCACACGGTGAGCCCCTGGACGAGGAGGGGAACCGCAGCGAGGACTTCCGCCCGGCCGCGACCGTCGCCCAGCTCAAGGCCCTGCGTGCCCGCGCCGGCCGGCAGAACGACATCGCGGTCCTCCTCGCCGCGGCGGTCGACGCGACGAAGTCCGACGTCGAGGTCCCCGCCCCTTTCTCGCGACGCACCTCGAGGACCGACCTGAGCTGATCCTGTCGCTGCGCGCGGCCAGGGCGTGGGGTGCGCGACCGACCGCGTATCTGTCCTGGTCGGCGCGCGACCGGGGTCTCGCGGAGGCGCTCCTCGCCTACGAGGCGCAGGGCTGCGCGGGGTGTGGGCAGTCACGTCGCCTGGCGTGGGACCCGAAGTCCGAGGGTGAGTGGGAGGCCCAGGTCTACACGTGCGAGGCCTGCAAGGCCATCGCCGCGAAGCGGGCCGACACCAAGGGCAAGCACGGCACGCACGTCGTCGTGCGGCACGTCACCGGTTCGGACGGCGACTAGTCCTCGGCTGGCTGGGTGCGCTCGAACATCAGCGTCTGGGTCCCGTACTTGTCGGCCGCACTCTGGTGCGCCAGCCGGTAGCCCCGCGCCTTCGCGCCGGAGACGACTCGGTCAAACGGCAGTGAGACCAACGTGATCTGAAACGAGACGTCGTCGCTGCCATCGAAGAGCACGTCGAGTTCTTGCTCGCCCCGGTCGGAGTTGCGCTTCGCGACGCGAAAGACGCCGAAGACGCCGAGCACGAAGAACAGCCCGAACCCGAGCACCGCGAGCACGGCCAGAACGATCACGACCTCCATGCCGCACATCCAACCGCATAGCGCCAACACGGGAGGGGGTTCCCGTGGCCGATCGGTCGATCGTCGTGCGCCTCCAGGCAGCGGTCTCCGAGTTCAAGCGCGGGATGGGCGAGGCCGCGAAGTCGACCGAGGCGGTCGGTTCTGCGAGCGAAGCAGCGGGCAAGAAGAGCTCGAAGTCCTTCTCGGACGTCCTGTCGTGGGTCGACAAGAACGAGCAGCACGTCACGAAGCTCACGACGCAGATCGGGCTCGTCGGCGTCGGACTGACCGCAATGGCTGCTCTGGCGGTGAAGTCCTTCGCGGACTTCGACGCCGCCATGTCGTCGGTGCAGGCCGCGACCATGGAGAGCACCAGCAACATGGTGCTGCTCCGCGACGCGGCGATCGACGCCGGCGCGCGGACGGCGTACTCGGCGACCGAGGCTGCGGGGGCGGTCGAGGAGCTCGCGAAGGCTGGCGTGTCGACGGCGGACATCCTCGGCGGCGCGCTCGACGGCGCGCTCGACCTAGCCGCGTCGGGTGCGATCGCGGTGAGCGACGCCGCCGAGATTGCCGCGACGGCGATGACGCAGTTCGGGCTCGGCGGCCAGGACGTCACGCACATCGCGGACCTCCTGGCCGCCGGCGCGGGCAAGGCCCAGGGCGGTGTCGGCGACCTGGGAATGGCCCTCAAGCAGGCCGGTCTCGTCGCCGACCAGACGGGGCTCTCGATCGAGGAGACCACCGCCGGCCTGACGGCCTTCGCCGCCGCGGGCCTGGTCGGGTCGGACGCGGGCACGAGCTTCAAGTCGATGCTCCAGCGGCTCACCCCGCAGTCCCAGGAGGCCAAGAGCCTCATGGACGACCTGGGGATCAGCGCCTACGACGCGTCCGGCAACTTCATCGGGCTCGCCGACTTCGCGGGCAACCTGCAGCAGGCGATGAAGGACCTGACGCCCGAGCAGCGGAACGCCGCGATGGCGACGATCTTCGGGTCCGACGCCGTGCGCGCCGCGAACGTGCTCTACGAGCAGGGCGCGGCCGGCATCCAGAAGTGGACCGCCGCGGTCGACGACCAGGGGTACGCCGCCGAGCAGGCCCGCATCCGCACCGACAACCTCAAGGGCGACATCGAGCGACTCGGGGGCAGCCTCGACACGGCCCTGATCCAGTCCGGTTCGGGCGCCAACGATGTGCTGCGCGAGATGGCGCAGCGCGCCGAGGCCGTCGTCGACTGGGTCGGATCTCTCTCGTCGGAGGCGCTCACTGCAACCACGTCGATCGCGGGGGCCGGAGGCCTCGCACTCCTGGGTATTGCGGGGCTCGGGAAGCTCACTGTGTCCATCGCCGAGGCGAAGGCCGCGATGACCGCCCTGAAGATCTCCGCGTCCGCAGCGGGCGTCGCCGCCGCCGGAATCGGGGCCGTGCTGTTCGTGGGCACGAACCTGCTCTCCCAGTGGGCCGAGGCGGCGGCGAACTCGAAGCAGAACACCGAGGACTTCGCGTCGACCCTCGATGAAGCGACCGGCGCGGTGACCTCGTCGACCGAGGCGATGGCTGCGCAGAAGGTCGCGAGCAGCGAGTCCGCGCGGATCTACCAGAACATGGGCGGCGACGTCGCCGACCTCACGGCCGCAGTGCTCGGCAACGGCGACGCCCTGGCCCGCGTCAACCAGCTCCTGGACGAGCAGCCCAAGGAGAAGTTCGCGTGGATGGAGTTCGACAACACCGGCGTCGACCAGGTCCGTAGCGACCTCGAAGGCCTTGGCGGCGACCTCGACTCCTCCCAGGAGAAGTGGCAGCTCCAGGCTGACGCGGCGAAGAACTCAACCGTGGCCACGACGGGTGCCGCCGATGCGCAGAGCAGCATGCGTGTGTCGACAGAGGCCACGACGTTCGCGGTCGAGGACCAGGTCGCTGCGCTTGAGGCCCTGGTGGATGCTCAGGCGAAGCTCGCGGGGCTTGTCCTTTCGGAGCGTGACGCCCAGCGGAACCTGGAGGCTGCGTATGCCGCGGTGACGGCGTCGATCAAGGACAACGGGAAGTCGCTCGACATCACGACGGAGAAGGGTCGAGCGAACCAGGCGGCGCTCGACGATGTGGCCCGGTCGGGCTGGGACCTGATCGAGTCGATGCAGGCGAACGGGTCGACGTCGGAGGAGCTGCAGGCGTCGATGCAGTCGACGCGCGACCGGTTCGTCGCGCTGGCGCAGCAGTTCGGGATCACGGCTGAGGACGCCTCCGCGCTGGCTGACGAGCTGAACCTGATCCCGTCCAAGGTCGACACGGTCGCGACGTTCACCGATCAGGCTTCGTCGCAGATCCAGGAGTTCGTTAACCGGTGGGCCGGCAAGACGGTCACGGTGCGGGCGATCATGGAGGCCAACCCGAGCCTGACGCAGCAGCAGGCTGCGGACGCGGCGCGGTACACCGGTCAGGCGCTCTCGCAGGCGGGTCGTCACGCGGACGGTGGTGCGATCTACGGCCCGGGCACGGGCACGTCGGACTCGATCCTGGCGCGCCTGTCGGCTGGTGAACACGTGTGGACGGCGGCGGAGGTCGCGGCCACCCCGGGCGGTCACGCGGGGGTGGAGCGGCTGCGCGCCGGCGCCCTGGCGGGCACGCTGCCCGCGTTCGCGGACGGTGGGCGGGTGGCGTGGGCGAAGTCGACGATGCAGTGGGCTCGGGCTGCGGGTCGTCCGCAGTCGGAGATCGACGAGTGGGCTGACCTGGTCAAGCGACTGAGCGCGATCCAGACGGACCTGCAGGTCGGAGAGCGTCGCGGGACGCTCGTGTCCCAGGCGACGGGGAGCCTGTCGGGGGCGTACTCGGTGGTCGACGAGATGCGCGCCCAGGCGATGAATGCCGACCTGGGGGCTGCCGAGCGTGCGGCGCTGTCGCAGGAGGCGCGGACTGCCGAGGCCTCGATGAAGCGGCTGTACGACGCCGCGGATGGGGTGCAGGACCGCCTGGCCGCGGCTCGCGACCGCGCTCAGGAGCTGTCCTCGATTGCGCAGTCGGTGTCCTCGTCCCTGTCCCGCGAGGGTGCTCTGTCGTCGCTGGTGGACTCGGCCACGACCCAGACGATGCGCTCGGATGCCCGCGGGAACGTCTGGTACGAGGGCGGCGACCTGACGTCGGCGTCGCTGGTGAACGCGGCGAGGTCGAAGGCGCAGGGCATCCGGACGTTCGCGGGCAAGCTGCAGCGCCTGCAGCAGCTCGGACTGTCCGGGGCGATGCTGCAGGAGGTCGCGTCCCTCGGGTCGGTCGAGGGCGGCGCCGTCGCCGACGCCCTGCTGTCCGGTCCGGTCTCGGACATCGCAGCACTGAACTCCGCGTCCGCGGACGTCGCGACGTGGTCGGCCACGGCTGGGCAGTTCGTCACGGAGGGGTTCTACGCCGGCGGGGTGGCCGCTGCGGACGGCCTGGTCGCGGGGCTGGAGTCGCAGCAGGCGGCGGTCGAGTCGCAGATCGAGCAGATCGCCAAGGGCATGCAGTCGGCCCTGAAGAAGGCCCTCGGGATCGCCAGCCCGAGCAAGGTCATGCGGGCCCTGGGCCGCAACGCTGGCGGCAGCATCGGCCTGGGCCTGGACGACTCCGTGCCCGACGTCGAGCAGTCCGCGCGGGCGCTCGCGGACGCGGCGATTCCCGGCATGGAGCCGTGGGCCACGGGGTACGCGGTGCCGTCGGGGTCGTCGGAGCAGGTGGTCGTGCAGACCGGCGACACGACGGCCTACCTGACCGACTCCCAGGTCGACGACCTGATCTCCCGGCTGTCGGTGGCGTTCGAGACCGGGTCGTCCCGGGTGACCGCCAGTGCGTTCGCCTCGGCGGGTCGGGCAGCGCGGTACGCGACGGTGGGGAGCTGACATGCCGACGAGCCCGGACGGGATCCTCGAGGCGGTGTTCGACCCGGCGTGGGCGGCGGTGCGCCTGATCGTGGACGGTGGCATGTGGCCGTCGGCGGTGGCCGCGGTGACGATCGTGCGGACCGTGCCCGGGCTCGCGCCGATCCCGGTGCGTGGGGTCGAGGCCCGCGCGGTCGTGGGCGGGTACTTCGCGGGGTCGGACCCGGAGGCACCCCTGGACGCGCCGGTCACGTACACGGTCACGGGCCTGTCGGTGGCCGGGGCGGTGGTCGCGACGGCGACGGTGTCGGTGTCGACGTCGGGTGCGGCCCGGGGGCTGTGGGTGAAGGTTCCCGGCGGGCCGGACCTCACGTGCCTGGCACGGCTGGCCGAGATCGGCGAGCTCGTGCAGGACACGGCCGGGAAGAACTACCTGATCGCGGGTGGGGGGTCGGTCGCGCAGGCGGCCGCACAGTCCTCCGGGACGACCCCGGAGGCCGGGACGATCCGCCTGTCGGTCCCGGCAGGCACCGCGACCCGGGCGCTGCTGGCGGCCCTGCGGGTCCCGCAACGGGTCCTGCTCCTGCAGCCCGTGGGGTCGTCCGACCTGGACGCCGGCTACTACTTCGTGTCCTCGCACCGGCGGGTCAACCCCGCAGGCGTGGAGTCCTACGAGCGACGCTGGTTCACCCTCGCGATCGAGTCGACGTCGATGCCCGCCGGCCAGGGGCAGGGCGTGCCCGGGGTGACGTGGGCGGCGGTGCAGAACGCGTACCCGACGTGGGCGGCGCTCGCGGCCGCGAAGCCGTCGTGGTTCGACGTGCAGCGGGGGGTGTGAGGTGCAGCCCGTCTCCCCGGGGTTCCTGCAGGCGCTGGCGTCCTCGCAGGCGGTCTCGGTCCGCGCGGACGTCGACAAGGGCGGCGTGCGGCTGTTCACAGGGCTGCCGGTGACCGGCGGCACGATCCGCGTCGACCGGTCCTCGATCACCCGCAGGGCCCTGGACATGACCGTGGCCCCGCGGCTGCGCACCGGGACCTACACCGACATCCCCGCCCTACCCACCGGCCCGGCCCACCCGCTGGCGTTCTACGGGCAGGAGGTCTCGGTCTACTGGGAGCTGCACTACGTCGGCGGCGTCACCGAGACCATCCCGGTCGGGGTCTTCCGGATCGACCAGCCCGCCGGGTCGCTGCTCGGCGCCGGCGAGGTCCGCGTCACCGGTGTCTCCCGCGAATCGTTCGTCGCGGACGCGGACTTCGTGCTCGCCCGGACCTTGTCGGGCCCGTCGGCGCAGTCCCTGATCGGCACCCTGATCCACGAGGTGCTTCCGGGCGTGGAGGTCGTCGTGACGGCCTCGACGGACGCCCGGGTGCCGCCGACGACGTTCGACGAGGACCGGTGGGCGGCGATCGCGACCCTCGCCAAGGGCATCGGTGCCGTGGTGTACGCGGACCCGCGCGGGCGGTTCGTGGTCGCGGACGCCCCCACGGTCGACAGTCCGTCGGTGTGGAAGGTCGCACCCGCGCCCGACCCCGGCGCGGTCCTGGTCTCAGCGGACCTGTCGTCCTCGCGCGCGGACGTCCGCAACGCGATCGTGGTCGTGGGCGGGTCCCCGGCGTCGGACGCCGCCCCGATGCAGGCGGTCGTCTACGACGACGCGGCGTCGTCCCCGACCCGGTGGGGCGACCCGCATGCGGGCGCCTTCGGGATGGTCCCCGAGCGGGTCAGCATGCCGACGGTCACGACGTTCGAGCAGGCGCGGGTCGCCGCGGCCGCCGAGCTCGCCCGCCGGGTCGGCGCCGCCTCGTCCCTGGACCTGTCGACCGTCCCGAACGCCGCCCTGGACGCCGGCGACGTCATCGACGTCGTCACCAACCCCGCGAACCCGGCCGCGTCGCTGCGCCGGCACATCGTGGACTCCTTCACCCTGCCCCTGGTCGCCGGGGGTGCGTTCCCGGTCTCGACCCGGGACATCCGCTCGGGGGTGACGCCGTGATCGACCCGCTGACCTCGGTGCTGCTCGACCGGATCTTCGCCGGGGACCGCGCCACCGCGGTGCGTGTGGGGACCGTGACCGTGGTCGACGCCACGAACCTGGCCCTGACGGTGGACATCGGCGGGCCGGTCAGCGGGGTGCGGTGGGTGTCGACCTACGCGCCCGTGGTCGGTGACGTCGTGGTCCTGGTGGTCTCCCCGGTCGGGTGGATCGTGCTGGGCAAGCTCTCCAAGCAGCTCGGCACCCCATCCTCGGCCTACGGGCGGGTCACGATCTACGCGATCAGCGGCTACGAGGGCAAGCTCGCGCACGACGACTGGTACTGGCAGGTCAACGGCGACGGGTCCGCCGGGCAGGGCGTGCTCGAGGTGTCCGGGGTCGTCGAACGCCGCGCGGGGGTGTGGTTCCTGACCTCGGTGGCCACCGCCGGCCCGACCGGGTCCGTGATCACCGCCGCGAAGCTGCGGATCACCCGGTGGATCGCCCCGGCCGAAGGCCCCGGGGTCACCCCCGAGGCGGCCCTGGTCGCCCCGCGCCTGCGCCTGCACGCCTACCCCGGGGCCCCGTCCGGTGCCCCGTCGTGGACGTCGACCGTGTGGTCCCCCGGGAGCCTCGCCGTCGGGGAGACCGGCACCTGGGACCTGCCCTCGACGTGGCTGACCGCCCTGCTCGCGGGCACCGCCCGTGGGGTCGGCGTCGACTCCGACTCCTACGCCGACTACTCCCGGTTCCTGTCCGTCAGCCTCGAGCTGTCCTACGTCATGCCCGTGTGAGGAGCACCGTGACCGACACCCCAGCCGAGGACGCCGAGGCGACCGAGGACCAGACCCCTGACCCGCCCGCCGTGGTGACCCCGCCACCGGCGGACGCGCTCGCCCTGCTCGGCTTCGACCCCACGCGCGTGCAGGCCGTCGTGGTGACCCCGACCGCGGTCGTGGCGATCGCCATCGACTACCCCGAGCCCTACGTCGCCCCCGAGCCCGACACCACCCCCGAGGAGGCACCGTGACCACCACCGAGCCGATCCAGGGCGGGCCGTCCCCGGAGCCCTCGGACTCCCCGGACGGCCCCAACCAGCTCGCGGCGATCACCGCGTGGGCCGCGGGGCGCCTGTGGATGCGCTTCGCGTCCCCGTCCGCCCGCGACGTGCAGATCACCTCGCCGGTCGAGGGCATGCACTGCACCACCGGCACCGGCGCGACGCAGATCGACTGGGCCTACCGCGGCGGCCAGTGGCGCAACATCACGACCCCGCACGCCTGGCAGTCGTACACCCCGGCCCTGACCGGCTTCACCCTCGGAAACGGCACGATCGTCGGGGAGTACACGCGCCTGGCCGACGGCACGGTGCACTGTGGTGGGCGCCTGACCTTCGGGTCGACCTCCTCGATCACGGGCACCCTCTCCATCGGGCTGCCGGTCTCGGTGAACGGCGTCTACAACAACGTCCTGACCGTGCTCGGCGACATGATGCTCTACGACACCTCCGCCGGTGCGATGCAGCTCTGGCACGCGCAGGTCGCATCAGGCGCGTCGTTCCTCGGACGCAACGACGCCGGCGGGTCTGTCGCGGCTGCAAGCCCGTGGACATGGGCATCCGGCGACCAGATCATGTGGAACCTCACCTACCGCGGGGTCCTGACCTGATGCCGGACCGCATCATCCGCCCCCTCAACGGGCCGCGCGGCAGCGTGCTGCTGTGCTGGGCGGCCCTCGCGGCCGTCGTGGCCCTGTCCTGCCTGCCGCCGGCGACCGCTGAGGCGCTGCCCTGGGGACTGCGCGCCCTCGCGTCGGTCGTCCCGCTGTGGGTCTACGCCGCGCTGTGGGCTTCCGCGGCGACGGCCGCGGTCGTCGGCGCGTTCCGGCGCCGCGATCGCACGGTGCGCCGCTGGTGGGACGTGGCCGGGTTCGCCTCGGTCGCCGGGCTGTGCTGCGGGTGGGGCCTGCTCTACGGCATCGGGTGGCTCGCCGAGCCCGGCGCGTCCCGGCAGTGGATCTTCGCCGGGGCGTTCCTCGCGATCGCCGGCGGCATCGCGAACACCTCCCGGATGAGGAACCCGTGATGCGGGCGGCCGCGGACTCCGGGGTGTTCGTGCCGCTCGGGGTGGTCACCGCCGTGGTCTCCACGATCGGGGTCATCCTCACCGCCACCATCACCGCCCTGCTGGCCCGCCGATCTCACCGGGACTCCACCCTGCGCGACGACCTCATCGACATGCGCGCCCGCCTCGAAGCCTCGGAGCGACGCCTGGAGGCGTCCGAGCGGCGCGAGCGGATCCGCGACGACTACGAGCACCAGCTCCGCGCCGACCTCGAGGCCGCGGGCCTGCCCGTCCGCCCCTGGCCCGAGGGCCTGACCACCTGAAGGAGCCCCGCGTGTCCTGGACCCTGCCCGGCGTCGGCCGGATCACCTCCCCCTACGGCCCCCGCAGCCTCGCAGGCGCGATCGGGTCGTTCCACTACGGCACCGACCTCGGCACCAAGCGCACCGCGGTCTACGCCGCGGCCGCCGGCGTCGTGCGGACCATCTGGCAGACCGCGCCCGGTGCGTGGGTGCTCGACATCCGGCACGCCGACGAGGGCGGCCGCCAGATCCGCACCCGGTACATCCACATGTACCGCGACGAGATCACCGTGAAGGGCGGCCAGCACGTGACCGCCGGCCAGCAGGTCGGCACCTCCGGCGCGAGCGGCACCAGCGCCGCACACCTGCACTTCGAGGTCCTCGTCGACGGCGTCAACGTCGACCCCGAGCCGTTCATGGCCGCCCGCGGCGTGACCCTCGGCGTCACCACCGTCACCAACCCCGGCGGCGGCACACCCACCACCCCGACCACCCCGCCGACCACGGCACCCACCCCCATCACCCCCGCCTGGGAGGACGACATGGCCCTGTCCGAGGACGCCCGCAAGCAGATCCGCCTCGACGTGCTGGAGCAGGTCACCAAGGCCATCCGCGCCGAGGTCACCAGCGACGCCTTCGTGGACCGCGTCGCCGCCGCGGTCCTGGCCGCGAAGGTCTCCGACGACACCGGCACCCTCGCCCAGACCGTCCGCGACAGCCGCCGAATCACCCGCCGACTCGAGGCCGCCTGGCGCAAGCTCGTCGGCCTGCCCGCCGACCCCACCAAGGAGTCCTGACCATGACCCACCTCGACACCACCACCCAGACCGGCACCACGACCCTCGGTGACCGCGGCGCGTCGATCCTGCGCACCGCCGTCCCGTCACTGTGGGGCACGGTCGTGGCCGCGATCCTCGGGTGGGCGCTGCCCCTGCTGCCCGGCGACGTCGGCCAGGCGCTCGCGGACCTCCTCGGCTCGGACGTCGTGCTGTCCCTGCTCGTCGTCGCCTCGATCGCCGCCTGGTACGCGATCGCGCGGTGGCTGGAGCCGCGGCTGCCCGACGTGCTCACGCGGATCGTCCTGGGCTCGGCGGCCGCCCCGACCTACCCCAAGGTCGCCGAGGTCACCGACGACGGCGCCGCGGTCATCACCACGCTGACCGACCCGGCGACCACCGACGCGATCCCGGCTGCCGTGCCCGAGCAGATCGTCGCTGGGCAGGACCCCAGCCTCGACTACGCCGACGTCCATCCCGATAGCACCGCCACCACCGCCTGACGCGCGCCCCCCGGCACGCAAGAGCGCCCCGCCCTCCGAGAGGGCGGGGCGCTCTTGCGTGCGTTCAGTGGACGAGCTGCTTCGCAGGCGTGCGGTGTACGGCCTTGAGCGACTCGGCAGAGCACCCGGCGGCGGCGAAGGCGGCGTCGGTGGCCTCGGCGGCGTAGGTCGTCGCTTCATCAGCGCCATCGTCGTCGCCAACGCTGATGCCGAGGAGCATCGAGATCGACCCGTCGCTGTCAGCGACGAGGTCGGCGGAGTAGATGTGCGGGTGGGAGGTGAAGCCGTCGTGCAGCGCGTCGAGGATGTCGTCGATGCTCCCGCGAGCGGCGGAGTCACCAGTGGTGAACGTCGCCTCGATCCCGTAGAGCTTCATGGGGTCCTCTTCCTTTAGTTGAAGGTCAAGCAGGTGCGGCTGAGCAGGTAGTCGAGCCGCTCTTCAGTGATGGGTGCGGTGTCGATGTAGACGTTGTGCTGACGAGAGCAGGGACACCAGTACCTGAACCCTCGCTTGCTGCGGTGCTGGATCGTCCAGCCCGTGCGCTCCATCTGATCACAGATGTCTTCGATCGACCTGTGGAGGAACTCCCCGTCCTCGAGATACTCGCGGAACGAGGTCTTCTTCGTGACTTCCGGAGCGCTCATCGGCTGACGCCCCCACGCCTCGCGCGCATCCTCATCACGGCCCCCTCCCGGCAGATGAATCGAACTCGTGCTACGGTACCGGACTTTTCGCTTCCAGCCGACCACTTTCAACGGGTGATCCGCACGGCTCATTCCCGGACAAAACCGCAGGTCAAGTGGTGCGCGCGACTGTCGGGCCGGTCGAACAGAAGGGCTCGGTCGCACGCCTGTTCGAGCCAGGGAGAGCGTCACCTCGATCCGAGCACGCGACACCTCCCCGCTCGGATCCGGCCTGGCGGGGCCGCCTCGTCGTGCCCGGGCCGAAGTTATCCACAGATCGCCCCGACCCCTGGTGCTCACCCCGTCGTCCCGACAGGCTCGACCACATGGACGCCACGACTCGCGCCGTCAGGGCGCTGACCGACCCGGACGCCGACATCCTCGGGCCGCTGCTGCTGCCCGGTGCCCGGCCGACCATGCCGCAGCCGCTCGATGTCGACCAGGCGCTGCGCGTCGTGGACGTGCTGGCCGCAGCCGGGGTGCCGCCTCAGCCGGACGAGGGCGAGGGCTGGGCGATCGGCTGAGCGCGGAGGTAGGCGCGCACGGTGTACTCGGCGACGTCGAGCATCGTGGCGATCTGCCGGACGCTCGCCCCGTCGGCGTGCATCTGCTGGGCGCGTGCTGTGCGCTCACGGCGGGCGGCGCTCGTGCGGGCGCCGCGCCGGGGCCAGGACATGGCGTGGGCGTTGATGAGCTGGCGGACCCACTCGGGGTCGCGGTCGACCTGTGCGGCGATGGTCGCCAGGGGCAGCCCGGCCGCCGCGGCGCGGCGGATGGCGTCGAGGCGCTCGTCGTGCCCGCCGGGTCGGGGTAGCCCGCGCTCGCGCAGGATCACGGCGACGCGTCCCTCACTGAGCCCGACGGCTCGGGCGATCTGCGCGACGGACAGCCCGCGTGTCGCGAGGTCGGCGACGGCATCGACGCGGTCGGCCTGGGTGCGGCGCTGCTCGATCCCGCGGAGTCGGGCGAGGGCCTGGCGCTGTGGGCCGCTGAGCGCGACGGGCCCTCCGGGTAGCCGGGGTGGGTCCTGGGGCAGGGGTGGCGGTGGGTGCGGGGTGGGTGCGAGGTCGAGCCAGGCGGCGAGCTGGTCGCCGCCGTCGCGGGTGATCGCGTCTCGCCCGCGGTCGTAGTAGTGGATCATGTCGGGGCGGCGGTGCCCGGTGGAGGCCATCAGGTCGCGCACGGTGATCCCGGCGTCCATCCCGAGGGTGACGAAGGTGCGTCGCAGGGAGTGCGGGGCGATCTCGCGGGTGATGCCGACCTGGATAGCCAGGGCGCCGATGATGCGCCGGGCGGCGTGCCAGGGCAGGCGCCCGCCGGCGTGATCGGTCAGGATCGGCCCGGCTTGACGCGACCCGACGGCGAGCAGCACGCGGGTGGCGACTGGCTCGGCGAGGAGCAGCTGCGTGCGGGTGCCGGCGTAGCCCTTGCGGGTCAGGGTCAGCACGGTCCGGTCCTGCACGGCATCCAGGTCCGTGACGTCCGCGGCGAGGACCTCGCCGATCCGGCACCCGTGCACGCCCAGCAGCCACGTCAGGGCGGTCACCACCGGGTCGGGGTCGCGGTCGGCGGCGTCCAGGACGTCGCGCATCTCCTCCCGCGACAGCCACGTCCCGCGCGAGACCCGCGCGACCCGGGGGCGCCGCACCCCGGCCGTCGGGTCGCGGTCGAGGTGCCCCTCGCTGTGGGCATAGGTGTAGAGCCCGGCGACCGCGCTCAGGTGCCCCGCGCAGGTCGAGGGCGCCAAGCCGGCCTCGCGCAGTTCGGCGAGGTACGCCTCGACGTGCGAGCGGCGCACCATCCACAGCCCGACGCGCTGTGTCCGGCACCAGGTCTGCCACTGTGCCAGCATCGACCGCTGTCGCTGCTTGGACGCCGCGGGCACGCTCGTCAGGTACTCCTCGACGAGCCGGGCGTCGATGAGCCGGGTGCGCGAGGTGGACGTCAGGCGTGCGCGGACCCGAGGTGCGGTCACCGGCTCACGATCTCCACGCCGGGCACCTCGTGCACGGCGCGCGCCACGACGTGCCGCCACCACCGGGCGGGCAGGTGCGCCAGGTCGGGCCGGGTGGTGTGCATCGCCTCGTCGGTCCGGTAGACCCGCACGGCCGGGTCGACCGCGTCGTGCAGCGCGGCGACGAGCTCCCCGACAGCGGTGGCCGTGTACGCCTCGATCTGCTCGACCTCCTCCCGGACGCGGTGCGGGATCGGGTCGCGCCCGGACTCCCACCGGCGCAGCGTGTCGTGCCGGACGCTGAGCATGGCGGCCAGCCCGTCGGTGGTCAGGCCGAGGTACTCCCGGATGGTCTGCAGCTCGCCGGGGTCCATGCGCCCGGCGGCGGCCGGGGCGATGGTGCCCCGGCCGCCGGTGATGGACTCGCGGGTCACAGCATCTCCACGACGACGCGACCCGGGACCATGGACGTGACCTCGTGGCCGCGCTCGTCGTAGTCCCGGCTCTCGACGTCCACGACCTCGATGACCCGCGCCCGGCCGATGGTGGACGAGGTCAGGATGGCTCCGGTCGGCTCGGAGGACTGCATCCCGCCCGGCTCGTAGTCGCAGAAGGTGTGCTTCGTGGACTTCCGCTTGGACCAGGTGTCGAGTTTGGTGGTCCGGAGGACCCAGCCCTCCTGCCCGATGCGGATGGCGCCGTCGGCGGTGCTGAACTCGGCGGTGATCGTGCTCATGGTGTCCTCCGTGTGGACCCTGTGGTCTGGGGCTGTTCCCCTGACCTCGTGACACTCACGCTACCCCACACTTTGTGGGGTGAGCAAGAGGTGGTGCTGGATCACCCGATCGGCCGCATGTCAGACCCGGGGCGCACACTCCATCGGTGACCTCTCCCTCGGGCCCGGTCCGCGTCACCGGCGGCCCCGACCGCATCGCCGGCATCGTCCCACTCCTCAACGCCCGCAAGGTTCCGCCCGGCGTCCACCACGACGCCACCCACCCCATCCCCGTGACCATCACCCTGCACTGGGCCACCGGGACCGAGAAGCTCGACACCGTCGCCGTCGAGTGGTGGGGGCGCGGGGCGGGGGCCGTCGTGCGCGTGCGGATCGCCGACCGACGGGTCATGACCGGTGCCGTGTGGGTGCCCGCGGAGGACGTGCGGCCGCGCGAGATCAAGTAG